TAGGGTAGGGTAGCGGCTTCAATGTCGCTACCTATTTTTATTTTTTGCGACGGACGAAACACCGTAAATCCTATCTCCTTAGACATTAAATTTGCGCAAAAATGAATTGTTATGATAGATATAAGGAGTGTTTTATACGCGATTGCCGGGGCGTTCTTAGCCCTTCTCAGTCCAATTCAGGATTTCATGTTCGCCATGCTTATCCTGTTTGTAGCTAATTTTTTCTTCGGCTTACTTGCTGACATAAAGCTTGGTAAGGATTGGTCGTGGCGCAAGGCAGGCATGTGCTTGGTCTATTGCTTCATCTTCTTTGCCACGGCAGCGTCCATGTTCATCATCGGGCACTTCATGCACTCCGAAGAGCAAGCCCTTGCTTGTGTCAAATACGTTTGCTTTATAGCCATTGGTGTTTTCGGCACCAACATTTTGCGCAACTGGCGAAGTTTTTGTACGCCTGGATCCTCATGGTACAAGCTTGTATCTGTGTTATATTACATTCTCACAATTAAGTTTGTCGAGAATTTTAAGTTTTTCAAGAATCCCGAACAAATCAAGGAGGAAGCAAAATGAAAATAACCAAACAGCAATTATTGCAGATTTGTCCTGCTGCCTCAAGCCGCATCGACAAATACATCAATTACATCAACGGCTATGCTGACACCTTCCATATCGACACACCGCTTCGTATGTGTCATTATCTCGCACAGATTCTTCATGAGTCTGCTGAGTTTAGGTATACGGTAGAGCAAGGCCCTACTCATTACTTCGACAAATACGATACTGGTAAGCTTGCGAAGGCTCTTGGCAACACCCCCCAAAAGGATGGTGATGGCTATAAATATCGTGGTCGTGGTCTTATTCAAATCACCGGGCGTGCCAACTATTCAGCCTACAACAGTTCCAAATACTGCAAAGGCGATGTGTTGACCAACCCCGAACTTCTCGAGAAACCTCTTGGCGCAGTCAAGTCTTCCATGTGGTTTTGGCTTACCCACAATCTCAATAAGCTTGCCGACAAGGACGACATCGTGAAAATCACCAAGACTATCAACGGTGGCACTAACGGTCTCACACAACGCAAGGCTTATCTCGAAAAAGCAAAAAAGGTTCTATTAAAACAGTAAGAATATGGATATAAATGATTTTAGACAGCGTGATTGGCTTCGCTCTATGATAAGCGACTTCTATTGGTTTGCTGTGATAATGACTATCTGCATAAGCTTTATCATGTGCTGCTCCAGTTGCTCCACTCCCAAACCAGTAGTCCTCGAACGCACCCTTCACGACACAGTACATGTCAACAACCTTCGCCTTGACAGCATCTTTCAGCACGACTCAATCTATTTCGAGTCCATCGTCAAAGGCGATACCGTATACCGTACCAAGGAAATCACACGCTGGCGCGACCGCGTTTCTATCAAGCGCGACACTATCTATGCTGTCCGTGAGAAAAGCGTCGATATTCCAGTTCCGCAAGAGAGGACTGTCCCGTTATGGTGTCGTATTATAAAGTATGTAGGTCTTTTGTTAGTTATGTTACCTGCCATATTTCTAATAAGCATGATATGGCTTTACCACCGTAAAATATAACCCTATGGGAGTTCTCTTAAAGTCTATCCGCAAGATTCTCGTCGAGCTTGTTGACCGTATTGACAGTGGCGAGTGTGCCACAACCGACGAGCAGGAGCGCATGTTTCTTGACCTCTGCACTATGATTGCCGACAAGGAACGCCGTGTTTCCAAATACGAGGCTTGTCGTTATCTCAATATGTCACGCGCCAAGTTCGACCGTTATGTTGCCGATGGACGCATCCCGCGCGGACGTAAGACTGCCGGATTCAAGGAACTCTCATGGAGTCTATCCGAACTTGATGGTTGTAAGATTAAATAATGTTTTTGAGTTGGATTAGTCTTTTTTTTGTTGTTTTTCATTTTGAACCGTTCTGTTGTGATAACAGGGCGGTTTTTCGTATGTATGAGTATCTTCTTCCTCATTTGAGCATTGTTAGGCTACTCTCCATATAACGAGTAAATTTGCATCAAGTCCCGACATTGGGGCGAAATTTAAATCTTACTATTATGTCTGAAACAAAAACTTACGTCTTCGGCAATGACGGACAGTGTGGTGGTGGCAGCATGATGAGCATGTTAGCTCCTCTTCTTCAACAGCGAGGTCTCGACCCTAACCTTCTGTTGGCAATGAATCGTGGTGGAGGCTTCGGTAACGGAGAAGGCTCTTGGTTCATTTGGCTCTTGTTTATCCTCTGCTTCTGTGGCTGGGGTGGTAACGGATTCGGCTTCGGAGGCAACGGTCGTGGAAACATTGCCAACGAAATCAACAACGACTACGGACGCTCCCTCCTTATGGACGCTATCGGTGGCAACCGCAACGCTCTGTCTAATCTCGCTACTCAGCTCAACTGCACCGAAGGACAGATTCAGTCGGCTATTTCGGCTCTCACCTCACAGGTTCAGTCTGTAGGCAACCAGGTGGGTATGTCGGGTATGCAGACTATCAACGCTCTACAGCAGGGCAATATGCAGATTGCTCAGCAGCTTGCTAACTGTTGCTGCGAGAATCGTCTTGCCATCTGTCAGCAGACTAACGCTCTCCAGAGTTCTATCAACAACGTGGCTAACGGACAGGAACGTGGCTTTGCGAGTGTCGCCTTCGAGACTCAGCGTCAGACTTGCGACTTGCACAACGCCATCAAGGATAGCACACAGACTCTCCTCGACGGTCAGAAGCAAGCCGAAATGCGCGAAATGCAGAGCAAGCTTGATGCTCTTCGTGAGGAGAACAGCACCTACAAGTCCTCTGCAATGACTTCACAGATTGTCGGTCAGGCTCTCGCTCCCGTCAACGCTGTTCTTGCAGGCTTGCAGAAGGAGGTCAGTGCAATCAAGTGTGCTCAGCCTAACACCGTGACAGTCCCTTATCAGCCGTTTGTTACTGTTCCTAACTGTGTTGCCGCTCAGTACGGTCTTTACGCCAACGCCAATGCCAACGGCTTTTGGGGTTAATGAGAAAGGAGGGTTCTATATGACATCTATTTGGAATTATCCCTTCTCATGGGTCAACCGTCGTGGTTCCGCTGCCGTAGCTTCCACTGCCGTAGCGGTCTCTGCTACAGCTGTCACGTTCTCCTTCCGCAACCATGCTTTTGCATCGGTCAACTACCGCGGAACGGTCTTCGTTAAGCTTGCTCAGGCTATCCCTGCGGCAACCACTGGCACGCTCCCTATTCTCTTCGAGACTAATGGAGCCACCCAAGCCGTCACTAAGTACAACGGTGCTCCTCTTACCGTCGCCGACCTTCCCGGTACTGGCGTCTACCAGTTCTGGTTCGAGCGCGACACTAACACCCTTCAGCTCATGACGGGTATTGTCTAACCTATTCTAAAAGAAAGGATTTCTTATGTTCAGCGGTTTGCGTACCAATAGTATTTTTTATGTGCTTGACAAGAGCAACGAGCCTACTTTACAAATTGGGCAGGTTGTCTCTGTTTCCAATCCTCAGCCCAAGTTCCCTACTTATCAGCCAGGGCAGTTCTCTCCTCAACCTATGGAGTCTGTTGTTGATGTGCGTGTGAAGCTTGCCGATGGTGAGATGGATTTCAAACAGCTACCTTCCAACGGTCAGATTGCCAACTCTGGCTCCCTTGTTGTGTCAGAGTCACGCGAGGCTATGTCTGCCGAGGTTGAGGCTATGCTTCGTCAGTCTCGTCAGATTCTTGACAGTGTTGATTATCATCGTTCTGTCGTCACCTCATGCGAGACCATGCTTTCCCAGCTCAATCCTCAGATTGCTAAGGAGAAGGCGCAGGAGCAGAAGATTACCCAACTCGAGACTAAGATGTCTGGCATTGAAGGCACTCTCTCCAATATCCAGGGTATGCTTGCCCAAGCTCTCAAACCCAAGGCATAAGAAGTTCTTTCTCTTAGAAACTTAAAACATTACGACTATGAATTATATTGTTGAAATCACCGATGATAAGTTCTCTGAACTCACAGAGAACGCCGAGAAGATGCTTCGCTATGGAGGCAAGGTCATGTCCTGTCTCGACTCTATCAAGCGTGAGCGGTTCAATGAGCGCAGTCCTATGCCCGACTATCGCAGCTCCGACTATCGCAACCGCGATCAATATCACCCCCGTCCCGATTATCGCGAACGTGAAGACTTCTCCGACAACCGCCGACAACGTGACCGTCGCGACTACGACAACGATTACTAATGTATAACCCGAGGAGAGTATAGCAATATAGAGTACAGTAATATATGTACACAAAAACATAAAACTACTCGTACTTATAGACCTACTACTCTCCTCAAAAAATATTTCACCACATGAAACCTCGTCAATCTCTGTCCCAATACGACTACCGCCCTCCCGAAATGCTTGCCTACCTCCGTCACTACGGCTATCATTTCTCACGCCGTATGCACGACTTCGCTGTCTCTCGTATGCGTCGCGACAACAAGCCTATCACTCCTTGGACCAAGGAGAAGGTTGAGCAGGTTATCCACAAGTACGGCATAACTCTCGACAACGCCATTGCCTATGACCATGTTTATGTTCTCAACATGGCTCTTGCCGATTTCTACGGCTCTTCCATCACCGACGAGCGTGCTCTTGCTCTCTTTGTCAAGGATTATGTCGATGATGAAGACCAGCCCGACGGTTTTATTTTCAATCGTTTCTATGCCGATTGTGCCCTTTCCGGCACTCCAATCCCATGGGAAGACATATTAGACCCCTCATAGCCTATGCGCTCACAACAAATCCACCTCCATTCCTACGACTGGACGGTGCAGATATTCTACAATGTCCCTCCTTCAAGGGTCGATATTATCCGCAGACATCTTCAAGCTCTCGCCTGTCACTCGCGTCCTCTTGAAGATGCCTGCCTTCTTGTCTCTCAATCAGCCCCCGACACCGCTTTCACCTATACCAACATTTCACTTCACCGCACCCTCATCGTTCTCTGTCCGTCGTCTTCTCCCTCCCAGTTCCTCAACACCCTCACCCACGAGCTTCTTCACGCCACTACCCACATATCCAATTACTACAACATTCCACTTGGCACAGAAACACCCTGCTATCTCATTGGTTCTCTCGCCCAAGCTTCTTATCCTATAGCTCGTTATTATTTATAAACTGGTTTACGTTTTTATGATATATTTTGGCTGTTTTACAGATATTTAGTAATTTTGCACGCGCATTAATAACTAATTACAATAAAGATGAAAGCAATTCTTCTTTCCTTAATGTTCCTCGCTTGCACTACAAGCGATGGAGTCTACATTTGTACGGGTCCACAATCCCGACGCTATCATAAATCCGCATCATGCAAAGGCTTGCGCAACTGTAGTCGTGAAATAAAAAAAGTCAGTCTCGAACAAGCAAAAAGTATGCACAAAACCCCATGTCACATTTGCTATAGGCACCATTGATAATAATGGTATTATGAAGGCGATACAATAAAAAAAGAAAAGATAGCTAAATTATTATTAATTCCTTGTACGCAAACTTGTTTATTCGCACAAGTTTGCGTATTTTTGTACCCGTAAACCTCATAAACCGTATCATTCGCATGACAAAACAGAACTACGATATTACCCGTATGCAGCGCGATGCTCTTCTGGCAGCCTACTGTGATGTATGTGCCCACTACAGACCTTGGAGTCAGCAGGACGCATACGCCAAGACAGCCAAGCACCCCGCTCCTCGGTATTACGTCACGGCGAAAGAGGCTTATGAGAAATTGCGACGCATGGCAGTAGGCGACAATTCTGTTGTTGACGCTTTAGGCGATTCCAAACGACGAATGTATTACTCGCTTTTCGAACGCCTCAAGGAACTCACCCAGCGCAGGGAATACGTCAACAAGTCTCTTTGGTTTCTATGTCCAATACTTGTTTCTCTTCCTGCTCCCGAGTTTTTCATGTCGCCACGCACAGTTAAAGATATACATGTGAAGTATAGAGCTTATGGTAGCACGGATTTCCGACATCGTGAAGTGTATGGCAGTGGGCACAAAAACAAAGCTGCTGCTGACAACGCTTAGTATTTTCATTTCGCTTCTTCATAGAGGTATGGGGTTTCGAGCTGACGACAACTTGATTCCCCACCTCACCTACAGTTTCCAGCACGCCAACCTATGGCACATGCTTGCCAACTTGTTTGTCTTATGGAGCATCAAGCAGCGAATGAATGTTGTATCCGGTTATCTGGTAGCCGTTGCAGCGAGCTTTTTGCCAATGTTTACCGACAAACCTACTGTCGGAATGTCGGGATTGCTTTTTGCGATGTTCGGCATCATGTGGGGCGAGCGAGGCGACTTCAAGGGATTCATCAAGGCAGGATTGCCCGTGATTCTTATAATGATGTTGATACCCAATATCAACGGATTGCTTCACTTGTATTGTTATTTCTTAGGTTATATTTGGTTTAGATATTTGTCATATTGCAAAGAAGAGTTATAGGTTTTAATTAAAGGAATTAGCACTCATGCTTTTTGAAGTTTCCATGAACAGTGGCTCGTGATGAGTCGCTGTTTTTTTATCTTATCTTGTCCGGGAATAGTGCCTGAAAGTCCACAACTGTTCCTGCAAACGCATCCGTCGCAAGCATATTGCCAAGCTCATAGCTCAGCGTGTAGTATTTCCACGGCTTGCCATGCAGCGATTTCAGCTCACACCAGTTCCAGCAATCGTTCGAGCCGTACAGCCTCAGCGCAATCGTCCCATCTTCCGAGTCAAACAGATGCAGTATTCTATGTATCGTCTTCAGCTGCAATGAAGAGCCAAGCTTCAGCGGTCTTGTCGTGAACGTTCCTTCATAACGCTCTTCATCCATATTAACGTCTGGCTTCGACGTAAGCGAGAGTACCGATCCGTCCGCAAGCTGCACAAGGTTATCCGGATAGGCATTCGCTACTGCTATCACGTTGCCTCCCATTTTTTTCTTCGCGAATGTCCTGTCCGCAATCGAGTACACATATTCATAACTCTCTTTCGTGTTGAGTATATGTAGTAGCGAATCTCTGTAGTCGTATGCAAGCAGCGCATTGTCTAAGAATCCAAGAAAGTTTCCGTCGCCTAATGTCACAAACCTTGAAGGATTGCGTCCTCTCAGCTGTTCCGACATGCACGCCACCGTACCGCCCGACACAGCCATCAGTCCCTTCGCCGATGTGAAGAACACCAATTTTCCCGTTGGCGTAATCGATGCCGCATTGTTGCACACCTCTCTCGATATGGGATATGACGAAGCATACAGACCCTCTGCATTCACCGACATTCCGTATATTCCCTCCGTCGTGAATACGATTAACGGGTATTGTCCGAACTGTCCCTGCGATATTGGCTCCGTGTTCGCCGCTATTCCTTGTATTGACCCCGTCCCTACAGTGTTATCTCCCGAGGCTTCAAATACGAATGGGTTGTTCACTACCGATGTGAATATCTGCGACGACAAGTCTTCATAGGCATTTGCGTCAACTTTGGGCACAGTTACCGTATCATCTGCAATAAAGTTGTCATATAGTGGTAGTCTATAGAAGGAGTAAGCTCCGTTCAGCATGTCATGTCGTTTCAGCGTCAAAAGCTGTCCCTTGTTGTTGTCGCAATCCCAAATGATAGCTTCTGTAGCATTAGGGTCTGGATAATAAAACCATGAGTCAAGCACGTCTACAATCTCATTCGTACTGTCTGATTCCACCCAAGCATCCATCGTGTCCGACACCACATGTACATAGAATTTGTATCTGCCATAAGTCAACACCTTCGATGAATAGGCAGTAAACCCGGTAAAACCCTTGAATGGCACACGCTTCACTTTAAACGCATTGATTCTCTTGTTGTACGAATACACCTCTCCTGCTATCATTGATGTCCATCCGTAATAATCATCATTTGGCAGCTGCATCTGCTGAGTGAGGTTTGTTACAACATTGTTCTTTATGGGAGCCTCAAGAAGTTTGTCTTGCTTGATGCCATTCACATCAACTGTAAATAGCTTGTAGAATTGTGTGCGCGAAAGCAGCTCGTCTATTATTTCCTGCTCCGTCTTAAACTCCTTAGGCAATATGATGTAACGTGCGTCATAGTTATTTACATTAAACTTTATTGCAGTGGTAATGTCTGCCCTGCCCGTACTCTGGTTTGGATAACGCGAACCTACATAATTTAGGTATTGAAACCCGTCCGAATTTGCAGGCTCCACAAACTTATAGTCCTTGTCTATCTGAAAAGGCATTACATCATCCGATGCAAAGACAACAATCTCCTTTACAATATCCTTCCAGTCCTCAATATCGGGTATCGCCACCTTATAATATAGGCTGAACATATCCGCAAGATATATGAATCTCTTGTTTTCTCCATGGTCGTATTCAAATTTGCCTTTATTCCATACCACCGTAGTAAGATAACCGTTGCGCGTCACAGAAGGATATACGGCCACTGGTGCAGAGATACGTGCATAGCTTCCGTCAAACAGTCGTAAGGCATAACGCACAAAGAATGGATAAAGGAAACGGTTCTTCTCTTTTACAAGGTTCAACATCAATGCCACATGACCCGAAACGGCATTCTGAAAATCATCAATTTTATCGTCTTTAACCCAAAACTTCACTAAGTCGGAAGAGTTTGGGTATAAAGAAGGAAGACCTCCTTCTTCTACAAAATTACCATCTTTGTCATATCCTGCATGTGTGTTTTCTACTCCTACGAGTTCCAACAGATAGCAAGCCTGCGGCTTTTTCGTAAGCAGACTGAACGTATTCCCCTCATGTACCGTTTGAAATTTCACTACCGGACGTGGCAACTCAGACCCAAGCAACACATATTCATCCCCTTTTAGCAGCAGATAATACATTCCCTTGTCCGTTGCCAACACAAGCGTATTGCCCACCGAATTTACAGACAGCACATTCGGACCAATGCTCACAGCGCCATTCCCCGTGATTTCGCCCGCGTCATTTCGCTTGTACCAATGTATCCACGACTTGCCTTCATGCTCGCTACCGTCATTATAGGTGATAAGCATATCATAATTAGGCCCTTTATGCACAAAGATTAATGGTTCTGTCAACTCCGCTATCTTCTTAGCTTTCTGTATCGGGTGCATTTCCCCTGCCTTATACACCATCCCCACCGATTCCACCAGCTCAGTGTCGTCTGCCAGCATCCCCGACGGTGATGTTGTTATTCCCTTTGAATATGATAGTGATTTCTGCATATCTATAAATTTTCAATTATCTGTCTCCACCATCTTATAGAACTTCTTAGTCCTTCCAGTACTCCTATATCGCTGCCTCCGTCTTCACTCCGTCCGAATGTCCTCTCAGTCCCTCCGTCGTTCTCCACTTCGGCATTTCCATTTCATGTGTCGATACGTACAGCGCGATCGCCGTTGACATCAGCACGTCGTCATGATTACCCGAACCCTCAATGTTTCCAAGCGAACCGTCTTCTTTTCTCTCGTAGATACGTAGCTCATGATACATTTCCGTGTCCGGCTCATGCCAAAGCTTATCATCCACAAACGCCTCAAGATTGTCTATCAGCCATCCCTTTGTTATCTTGTTCGTCTGGAATCCATACTTGGCAAGTACATTGCCAGCCGTGTCCTCTGGTGACGAACGTCTCTGATACAGATTAGGATAATAGTCCGCTATCTCGTTGATGATTGAACCAAAGTGGTCGCCCTCCGTATTATTGTTTTTCTCTCGGTCTGCCGTGTTCGACTCTATCACAAGCAGCGCATCATCATAATAATGTGCAAGAGCAGCAGCCTTCCACGCAAGTACGTCATGTCTGCAATGCCCTCTGTATCTTGCCACCACACGCGGCTTGTCTTTCATCGATGGCATCATGCCCATTCTGTCAAGCACGGTCATTACAGTATAGTCCGAAGTCGATGACTTGCCGCCAATATCCACGCTCACCACATATCTGTCTGCCACACGCAATATCTTGTTGTTCGGCAAACTCCATATCTTCAACTCTCCTTCTCCGTCTTCCCTTATCGCTATCTTCGCTTTCTTTATCGCCTCCGTCGATTTCTCGCCAGTAGTTACAATGTCCGCAAGGAATTTTGGTTTCTTTACCTCTCCCTGTCTCAAGTCGTCGATGGAGTAGGGGTTAAACACAAGGTTGCCCGAGTTTCTGAATGCCTCTTCCTCGTCGATAGGTGCCTCAGTCGCACAGAATGCGTGTGTCTTGAATTTGTTTCGAAAGTTTCTATACCAGTTGATTGCCTGGAAACAAGCTCCCTTCTCCCACATTCGCCAAAAGAACTTGCCAGTCTCTCTATACCCCTTGGGGCAGGTCGAGCGGTCTTTGTTCTTCAACAGCCACATCGCAAACTCTTTCTCGTCCTCCACTGGCTCCATGTCGTCCTCGATGATGAAGCAGGGTATGAAGATGAATGCGTATGCGTCATTGTTCGATGGGTCCATTGCCAGTTGGCAACGGTCATAGAAGAAGCCCGAAGCTCCTCGTCCTGTTGACTCAAACACCTCTACGTTGTCTTCTATATTATGTATACCGCCCGAAACGGAAGAGATTACGCCTTCTGGGTCATGCTCTGGTGTCTTCTTCCAATATGCCACCTCGGAATAATGGGCACAGTGGAAGTTGTTACCACGCACAGCATCAAAGTTATCAAACGAGGCTATGGTCAGCGTCGAACGTCTCAACGCCTTGTTACCATCCGTCACAATAAAGTCGTCGGGTGAGTTCTCGTATGGCGATAGCATCAACTGTGTTCCTGGGTGTCCAATCGTCCATCCCGGCTGTCTCTCCACCGCCTTTCGGTACATCGCCTTAATCTTCTTCGACGTTCCTTTCACCTGCGACAACACAATGGCGTTCCAACCGTCACGCCGAAAGTCTTGAATCCACTTAATATACAGCTGCGTCAATGTCGAGCCACCCCATTGTCGTGCCTTTAGGATTACCACACGTATTGCCTTCTTCTTGTGTCTCAGCTCCTCAAACAGGTTGATAAGTCTTCTCTGCGGATATTTCAGTCTGAACGGTATCATGTCTCCCGTTCTCTTGTCCTCAATCTTATCCGTCACGAACAAGGCAAACTCTGGGTCTTCCCTGAATCTCACCTTGAATATCTCAAAGGTCAGCAGCTGTCTTAGCTTCTGTGTTTCTTCCGATTCCTCGTCATACTCCTTGCGAAGCACTTGTATCAGAACTTCTTTTATCGAACCGAAATGTTCCAAGTTCTTATACAGCAGGGTTCTCATGCACTCCTTTGGCACATACATCTTCGGAATGATGAAGTCTGGTATTTCAAGACATACTCTGTTCTTAAAGTCATAACACCCTACGCCCGTCCACGGGTCGTATGCTCCGAATATTTCAGCATAGCGCGAATTATTCTCGGCAATAAGGGTTGTAATGTCGTGGTCAGTAATCATAATAAAACCAATTTATAATTTATAATCCTTCGTATTCTTTCAACTCCTCATAGTCCGCATCCTCTATCTTCGGCACAGGCTCTGCCCCGATAGCCAACGGGTCGTCAGTTTTTGTAGTAGACAATGCCACCAATTCCTGGAAGTCCTTGTTTATGCCCACCGACACATTCACCTGCGACTGCTTCGGCACAACATGTTTCTGCATGTCATGATACAGCAGTAGCCACGCTTTCGGGTCATGCTCAGCAAGCTCCTCAAACAGTTCCTCGAATTTATCTTGATTCTTCGAAAGCAAATCTCTGATAAATTCCTTCTGTGCCTTCTTTCCTTTCGGCAACAGCTTTTTTCTATTCTCCGACACAAGTGGTATGTCGTCCAATGTCTTTACCATAATCTTCCTTTCCTTTCTTGTCCATGCCTCCGCGCTTTCTGTTCCTTGGTGTTACAACACCGCCCATCAAAACGGATTAAAATGTTTTCTCACAGTTCCCGGCACAACCCTACAGCTCAGCCCTCTTATCTCCGTCTCTCCATCCGATATGTTTTGCTTCCTGTCCACCGTCCTCGGGTCTTGCGATGATAGCGTGATAGATAGGTATTCATACAACGCCCCATCCACCACATACTTATGAATGGCTTGCACCAACGCATCATACACCGTCGCGTCCCAATAATCCGGCATCACTAACATTATCTCTTTCTCCGACCATTCTTTTAGTCCGTTCATTCTCGCTACTCCTTCTGGCTTAGCCACATAAGCCGACAGTATTCTTTCCACCGACGCTATATATTGGTCAAACCATCTATAGAACATTGGTCTGTGCGAGTCCGTTTCCGATGTTGCCACCGCGGTTTCGCCATGCTTCTGCCGTGCAACTATGTCTGTCAGTGAAGTCACAGCGTCCACATCATAAAACAGTTGGTCTGCCTGTATATAGATGTGCTTTATGCTATGTCCGTATGCTCTCCGTGGCGGTTGTGGTTCAAGCGGATTTGCCGTAGGTGTCCATCCTCTTTCCCTCGAAGCCATAAACGGATGCAATTCTGAAAATTCCTTTGCCATACCTACATTTTTTAATAGTACTCCTTTGCCACAATCACAGTGAAGTCCACATACACATTGTCCGTATGTCTTGAGAACAACCTTATCTCAGCCACTCCCGTGTTCCGTGGAACAAGCACAAACGTCTTTGGTGCTTCGTCTCTCACTATCTCTACCACACTTGGGTCTCCCGAACGCGCCTCAATATCATCCACAGCTCCTGCATCAATGCTATACGACACAGTTGCGTCTTCATCCACACGCATTGTTATCTCGCCCTCCGCGTCTGTTCCGTCCACCTTTGCCGTGAGTGTTGTGGGGAAATTGATTGTCGGCACTACTGGACCCGACAGTACGAAGCAGCGTCTTATCGCAAGCTCGTCTGCTGCCACTGCCGACTGATACGGTGCTGCCTGGTTTAGGTTGCCTATCTTCAACCACCATTCATAGCACATCGAGTCCTCCACGAACTTTGCCACGAGTCTTGCCAACGTGTCTGTCAGCGAACCGTTGTATCTTCGCGACACGTTTAGCGTAAACTCCACTATATCGTTCGTCTTGCCATTGTAGTATATGGCATTGTCGCCTATTGTCTGAGCCGTGGGCACAAGGTAGTCCACAAAGATTATCTTTGCCTTTTCGAGTGCTGTTGTCAGGTCTCTGTCCAACGTGCGCTCATGCACCTCGTCGTCTCCTGCTGTCTCGAAGTATGGCGTTCTTTGTCCCGGCTGGGCTGCTGCCTCGTCTATCTTGCCTTTAAGATAGGTTGCCGCCTTTACAGCTTCGATTATGACGGACTTTATAATCTGAAATTTTATAGTCATGATGCCTTGTATTTATTTGTGTTAATATCTAAAGCGTAACCGACCCTTCACAGTCCGCAAGCGTCTTCTCCGAACTGCTTGGTGGTGTCTTTGTCATTATCAGTCTCGTTGCTGCAAACAGTTGTGTCTGCACGTCCGTTGCATATTTTCCTGCAAGTTCTGGCAGTACCATTGCCAACACCGATTGTGTCACATACGCAATGAGCAGCGACTTTACGCTGTCCTGCGCCGCTCCCGATAGTGCATTGTTGTTTCGTGTCGTGTTTACCTCGAAGCTTATGTATGGCACGGTTTCTCCGTCCTTTTGCTTCCCTTTTTCGGGCAGGTCTCCTACATTATACCCCGACAACACGGGCGCAAGGTTCGATACCACAAGCTGCGCTCCGTCGATTATACACTGCTGCATAACCGCTTCTTCCACACCGCTTAGTGTTGTCACCGAAAACAGCGTGTCTCCTTTCTGCGTGTTATGATGCTTTCCTATGATGGACAGCTGCCGTTTCACAGCCTCCTTCACATCTTCAAGATATATGGCTATTTGCATGGCTCTACATATTTATATTATTGCATCAAATATGCCTGCGCTCTCTCTACTGCCTCTTGGTCCGCTCCTGGCACAACTCCGTTCTGTGGTGCTTGCTGTCCCATTTCCGCCTGCTGCGCTCTTAGGTCTTCCACTTGGCTCTGCACGTCCTGCAACAGCTTGTCCGCAAACGGCTCGTTCAAGTTCTGTAGATACTGCACAATGTTTATCGCTCCCATCTCCAGCAGTCTGTCAAGCTTATCGTTGATGTTGTTCTGGTATGTAGCTGTTGCAGCAGCGTTCTTTATCGAAATCTTGAACATTATGTCTCTTGCCGCTAACCTGTCATACTCCATCGGATATGTATTGTCTCTATTGAAGATAGGTCGCCCATTTTCGTAGTACTGTTTTATCATCATGCACTTCTTCTGCGCCACGCATTCCGTGAACGATTCCATGTCCTTCAGTATCGAGTACAGCGAGGTTGAGGCATTCTGCGACTCCTGCGCATATCTCGATGCCGATGTTCCTGCCGTTGGAGTCTTGCCCTGCAACGCTCCCGACACATTCGACACCTCGCGCATCAAGTTCAGCTCTATCTGCAACAGCTCGTTAGTTCCAAGATTTACGGCGTTCGATGTTATCACGTCTGGTCTTGAGTTTGGCAGCGTTGCCTTTGGTGTATAGAACATTATTCCGTCATACTCCGTTGCCTGTTCCGCAAACTCGTCTGGTGTCATTCCGTCCAATACCTGTGTCGGCACAAGCATCAGTCCCTTTGCCGACGAGCGTATCGCCATATCATTCATGATGATCAGACGGTTGATATACCTCTGTTGGTCAATGACGTTGCCCATGAATGGGTGTATCTCTCCATTCACATACGGATAGAACTTCACCGTGAATGGGTGCGACTTGAAGTCGTATGGTGTCTCTCCTCTGCATAGCACGGTTCCGCCTGGAGCCATAAAAGTGTAGTACCAATACTTGTCTGCCACTTTCTTTGCCGTGATATAGGCTCTGTCTTCTGGTGGCACACCCATCAAGTCATACTGCTTCTTTCTCTCCACATTCTTTGCGTTCAACTCTGCTATCAACACTTTGTCGTCACATTCTATGCGGAAGTATGCGTCGCTTTCGTTTGTTGCTATTGGGTCATAGCATTGGTATCTGTATTTCGTTTCCGTTGTCCACGCTTCTATCACTCTCACGTAATGTCCGCGTTTCGACGGTATGTCGAATGATATGTTCGACAAGTCGTTCGTGTCATTGTGCATAGTCCCTTCCGTCTGACTGTTGTCCGGGTCTATGTCGAATATTCTGTTCAAGTCGTCTATGCTTAGCCCGTACTCTTCTCTTGCGAATTTCTTGTACAGGTCGTTCACCGACTCGTCATGCAGCACACCTATCAGCGACAGGTCAAGGTGTCTCGGGTCTGAGCCTCCTTCCCAAAACACATAGTTTGGCTCTATGTAGTCTGTCCAGGAGTCTTCTATCTCCTGTGTCCTGTCTTCGTATGTCTCTCTGCACACCATTACGCCACCTATCAGATAGTCCTCAAGCGCATGTTTCAGCAGGTCTTCCATCTGTGTGTTCTGCCAGTTGCATTGCATCGTGGCCGACATCATGTCCGACAGACTTTGCGACGACCGTGTCCTTGCGAAGCACACTGGCTCCGTGCCCTGCTTTGCATACATTCCCACAAGTGTGTTCAATATCGACACCATCACATTGTTCGACAACGGCACAGAGCCTTTCCTCTTCAGGTATTCTCTTTCCGTCATGTCGTAGTAGTATCCGTTTTTGTACACTCTCACTGTGTCGCCCCATTGGTCTCCGTAGCAGTACCTCTTTGCTCTGTCTCGCGTCATGCGCACAGCCTCCAAGTTGTTCCATGCTTGCCAACACCGCTGCAACAGCTCATAGTCCGTCTTCCTGCCATTCTGTCTCTCCATTCGTCTCTTTACTGAGTCGAATGTCTTGCCCGAACTTGGCATTACACGTGATAAGGTGGGTATCTTTTTCTGCATATTTTTATCTAATGTCTTTGTCTATCAGCGCAAAAATACGCTAAATGCAGTCGCAAAATGCCGTGTTTCGTCCGTCCGCATATACAAGGGACGAAACACGGAAAAACGGACGTAAAAAATTGGGATATTCGCAAGCGTAAACTAAAATATTAAGGAAATGGAAGATAAAAAGAATTTCGAGAACCCTGAAAGCCTTGAGCTTGTTTATAAGGGCACGAACGGACAGGCGTTAACAACAAGCTTGATGGTAGCGAAGAAGTTTGGTAAGGAACATAAAAATGTTCTTTCTGCCATTCGAGATTTACTTAATACGACGGCTGAAAAATCAGCTTTCGTTGATAATCAGCAACTTACAAAGATGTTTGCTCTTGTGGAGACAGAACAGCCAATGCCCGTTGGAGGTGGTGTAAAGAAAGTACCCATGTTCGTTATGAACCGCGACGGCTTCACTTTGCTTGCAATGGGATTCACTGGAGAAAAAGCACTTGCCTTCAAACTCGAATACATCAAGGCCTTCAATGCTATGGAACAGCAGATAAGCCAGGCGGCGACACCTTCTTATCAAATCTCCGACCCTATCAAGCGAGCCGAAAAGTGGATTGAGGAAGAAAAGGAACGTCAGAAGTTGGTGGAGAAGATTGAGGAGCAGAAGCCAAAGGTGGAGTACTTCGACCGTCTTGTTGACCGTAAGCTTAACACCAACTTCCGCGACACCGCAAAAGAGATTGGCTTGAAGCAGAATGATTTTATCAGCAAACTCCTCGACGCGCAATATGTCTACCGCGATGTTAAAGGCAAAATAAAACCATACGCCAGATATACAGGCGAGTTGTTCATTATAAAGGAGTGCGCTGGAGGCGATAAGTGGGCAGGTATGCAGACACTGATTACTCCGAAAGGACGCCAGGTCTTCAGTCTGTTGTTTGGTAAAGAATAATACACCTTATTATATATAAGATATGGCAGAAGAAAATAAAGAAATTAAGACCGAAGCTCAGTCGCAGGAAGCGGCTACAGCTCCTCCCGTGGACGACCGCCCCAACCGCAAGGCTTTCTCCGAGCGTTTTGCCAAACGCCACAAGGACATCGACTTTGAGGATAAGGAGGCTCGCTACGGCGCAATGAACGACGATGCCGACGCTCTCGCTCGCTACGAGGAGGACGGCAAGGCTCTCAGTGAAATGTTCGACAACAACCGTTGGCTTGCAGCTATGGCTATGGACCTCAAAAAGAATCCCGACCTTAACCCTATCCTGTGGATGGCTTCTCAGGGCATCGACATCGGTGCTGCTATGCAGGACGAGGAAATGGGCAAGAAGGTTGCTCAGCAGATTGCCGACTTCCAGCAGAAGAAGGCCGACGAGGATAGTCACGAGCAGGAACTTGTCTCCAATCTTCAGAAGTCTGCCGACGCTATGGAGCAGCTTGGTCTCGACGACGATGCCAAAGCCGACCTTTGGGAAAAGTTCTTCAAGGTTATCGGCGACGCTGAGAACGGCATTGTCTCCACCGAGACATGGCAACTCTTCAAGAACGCCCAAAACTACGACGCCGATGTGGCTTCCGCTCGCGAGGAAGGTGCTATGCAGGGACGCAACGAGAAGATTCAGAACAAGGTCAAGCGTTCCGAGAAGAACGACATTCCTCCTTCTCTCAGTACCAACGGTGGTGCTTCCACCACCAAAAAGAAGACCAGTAGCTTCTGGGATGGCTTAGTCTAATAGTTCTTCCACAAAAATAGAACTTCTTAGTCCTCTTAGAACAACTATAACGTTTATCATTAACTTTTTAAATATCATTAAATGAAAAAGAATCATTTTATCAATTACATCAAAAGCGGACGTATCCTCATGTGGCTCTTCCTCATGCTTCTATCCGTTGTAACTGGCGGCTCGTCGCTCATGGCTGTTGGCGACAATGTTGCGCCTCAGATTGGCGAGGAGGGACCTGCCCCTGCTTCCGCTGCCGAGGTTGCTGCCAACGAACCTGTTGTGCCTGGCAAGAGCGACCTCAACAGTCCCGGTGGTAAAAAGGACGGACAGGATTTGACTGGCTCTCAGGCTTCATCCACCCAGCTCAAAGAGGGTGACATGATTGACGATGAGTGGGATAATAACATTGTCAAATTCTACCCCTACAAGACTCCGCTTCTCAGTATCGCCCGACAGGTTGCCGCTAAGGTTCCTATCAAGAACTGGACTACCAAACACATGCGCGTCGGTGGCGAGACTCTCGACGGTAAGACTACTGCCGAAATCACTGGCGGCGACACCATCGAGCTTAACTCTACCAACTTCTCTGGTTCTCTCCGTCCGTTCTACAAGTGCTCTACTGTCTACGTTCCCGACGTTGAGGGCTACAAGGAAGGTTCTAATACCGTGCGCGAGGGTATCCTTCAGCTTTACGTTATCGAATCCAACGGCAAGAAGGTCACTCTCCAGGCTACCAACGGCAAGGCTAAGAACAATGGCACTCCTGCCGACGACCTTGACAGCATGACCTGCCCCGACATTCCTTCTGGTTCAACATTCCTCGTTGGCGCAACAGCTGCAAGCGAGTCTCAGCTTATGGTTCCTCCTGAGAACATGCAGCCTCGCGAGAAGGAGGTTTATGTGCAGAAGAAGCTGCTCAACATTCTCTTCACTACCGACTTCGAGAAGGTGCAGACCAAGGTGCCTATCACCGTCAAAGACCTCAAGGCTGATGCTATCATGAAGTACAACCTCCGCGCTGAGCGTTCTTACTGGCTTGGTGTTAAGCGACGCTTCAAAGTGCTCACCGAGGACGGTGCTGTAGAGGACGTTTACATTGCAGAGGGTATTCTGCCTCAGCTTACCAATGCCTATGCTATCGGAGACGTTCAGCAGTGGTCCGACTGGATTGCTCTCTCTAAACTTCAGTTCACCGACTTTGCCGAGAACAACCACGCTTACGTCTTCGCTGGCAAGAACTTCATCGAGCGCATGGAGAAGATGAAGATTGAAAAGGATAGCAAGAACGACATCATCAATCACGACGAGTTCGACCTTACCTTCAAGCGTATCAAGGATACTTTCGGTGTTTTCGATGTTGTTTGGGATCAGACACTCGACCTTATGCACATGGAGGACTTTGCCGTTATCATCGACCTTAAGGCGAGTCGTCGCTACGTGCGTGTTGCCAACAAGGAGCGCACAAACGACATGTCTAAGGGTGCAGGTGCTATCCGCGACGCTAAGCGTTGGATTCACGAGGAGGCCGATTGTATCGCTCTCCGTGGCTACAACTCTGTGCTCGTTGGTCCTGAGGATAAGATTTCTAAGCTTGGCATGTCTACTCTTCAGACCATCATTTCTGCTCCTAAGTTCCCCGATACTCCGTCCAACGGCATGAAGGTTGCCCTTACCGAAGACTACACTTCTGATGATGTTCAGTACGACAAGGGTACCGTCTACTACTACAATGGCACCAAGTGGGAACTCTACAAGGGCCAGGACGTAGCTGCCTAAAGATTATTTTATTTCCGTAATAAATTAGTTGTCCCGATAAGTCCTCGCTGAGCAACGGCTTTGCTCGCTAATGTCTCAGCGAGGCTTATCTTTAAAATTCCAAAACGTAATGATTAAGATATATAGATTAAAACAGGTTCGCAACAACGTTTCTCATGTTCTCGTTGGCGCAGGTGGCAACAAGGTTCGCTACGAGTTCACAGGTGGCAACGTCATTGCTGGCACTTGTCCCGAAATATCTCTTAAGGGTAAGTATTATCAAGACCTTCTTGAGGACAGTGAGCTTTTCAAGTCCGGTACAGTGGTGTTGGTCCGCGAAATCAAAACCTCCGACGACATCGACCCCGTCCCGACTCCCGAGCCAACGCCCAAGAAGCAGGAGGATAGTGTCGATTCCGTCACTACCCCCGACGAGCTTCTTGTTTACGTCAATACCAACTATTCCAAGAAGTTCACCGACCCCGCCAAGGCTCTTGTTTTCGCCGCTCAGAAAGGGATCGCCTTCCCCAATTACTCAGTTGGCGAGTAATCCCTTAAAGCATTAGTTATGACTATCTCCGAAATCATCAACAAAGTAAAATGGTGCATCGATCACGAGACTCATGAGGATGCCAAGCTTGCCGACAACGGCGAGGACTCCTACATGGATAATATTATCCGCGCTAAAATCAACGACGCACGCCGATGGCTCGCCGTAGCCACCTCCCAGTCCGTCACACTCTCCTCCTCTCCAAGCTCCTCCTCCAGTGTTACAACACTCACTATCACCCCCTATAGTGGCTTTCCCGACATCGCCACCATCACCATCCCCTTGTCTCTTTCCACCGTCACCTTAACTCGCGTACGTCTCTCGTCATGGCACAAGGCTGCCATACCTATTCTCGACACCTCCGACGACGCCATGCTCATGTTCGACGAAACCGCCAAGGGTACTGCCGACCGACCTCTCGCCACCGTCATGCAAGGCTCTCCCACGAGAATCCTCGTTCAGCCTTACACCTCTACCGACACTGCCGAGATTGTCTATATCGGTATAGCTTCCGACATCGACACTTCTTCTGATGATACCACCGTAGATATTCCCACCATCCACGAGTCTGCCTTTATCTACTACATTGCCTACCTCTTGCTTACCGCCTACCAAGACCCCCGTGCGCAAGCAATGTTCGCTATCGCAGTCCAGCTGACAGGCTCCAAACAATCCGTATAGCTATGCAGATACTCACCGCATCATACGACCCCGAAGAACTTGCCTGGGTAACTCCCGAAGTTCAGTTTCAGCGTGACATCTACCTCATCGTCACCCTCAAACGCCCCGGCAAACTCATCATCCGACAACGTGTCTCCGATGGTTCCAATCCGCGCGTGCCTATCCGACGTCACAAAGATATGACCTCCTTTATGCTTCGCCTCACCATCCTCCCCGAAACCGTCGGACTACAAATTTTCACATCAACCGAACCAAAAGAAATTAAATATGCTTACATTTAGAGATGACCCGAAAATTGGCTCAAAGGTTCCAATGGTAAAAACAGCCGACCTCAACGATGCTTGTGTCACTGGACCTAAAATCCTTGATGGCTGCATCACCAAGGGCAAAATTGCTGTTGGTGCTGTTGACGACGACATTATCAGCAACGGTTCCATCGTCACCTCCAAGCTTGCCGACGGTAATGTCACCACCGACAAGCTTGCCGACCAGTCTGTCAAGACGTCCAAACTTGCCGATGCTAACGTCACCACCTCTAAGCTCGCCGACCAATCGGTTGACAATTCCAAGCTTGCCCCTTCATCTGTCTCTTACGACAAGTTGCAGGACTCTTCTGTAATAACCGAAAAGCTCAACGACCGTGCCGTTACAACCGAAAAGCTCGAAGAGAAAGCCATCGTCAACCCCAAGTTGGGCGACCAGTCCGTTGACAGCCGTGTCCTTCGCGAGGCTAACGTTCTCACAAGGCACATCGCCAACGAAGCCGTTACAACCGACAAGGTTCAGACCAAGGCTATCACCAAGGATAAGCTTGCCGACAACGCCGTAGATTCTTCCCAAGTAGTCAACGGTTCCATCGTCAACTCCAAGCTTAGCTCCAACTCCGTTACGACGGATAAAATCAAGGACTCTTCCGTCACCAACGCCAAGCTTGCCGATAACAGCCTCACCATTAATAAGTTCGACCCCGAGCTTCGCAAGTCTTTGCAAGCTGCCACTGGTCTCCCCGACAACCTTCTCGAAATGGTTCAAGACGTAGACATTAGCATCGCCGAGCTTCAAGACACCGTTTTCCCTATTACCTTGGGCTTTTCTGTCACCCCCGACGTTAAAGCTATGCAGACCGCCATCGCTTTCTCCGTCAAGAGCAAGGGTTCTCCCTTCCTCCCCGATACCCTCAAAATCTCCAAGACTGTCAACAACGGTGTTACAACACTCCTCGCAGACACCCCATCCTCCTCAGGCTCTCTCTCCACCCCAATCTCAGGAGCAAAGGAACAATTCACCTTCGAAGTCACAAAGGAAGGACGCACTGGAAAATCAACTTCCGCCACCCGCTTCCTCTGTTACTACGGTTCTTCTTCCGTAGCCACTGCTTCCGAAGCCGTTCTCAACTCCCTACAGAAGGTTTCCACCACAGGCTTGTCCTTCAACCCCACCATCACAACCCGTTCTGGTGATTACATTTGGCTCGTCGTCCCCAACGACCTCACAATAAGTCGAGTAACAAGTGCAGGATTTGATGTTACCCTCGCAGCAGCACAGACAGTAACCAACAGTCTTGGTACATTCAAGGCTTACCGCACAGCTAACACTCTCACCGCAGAAACCTGGAAATTAGTAATCTCTTAAAATTGAAATATTATGCCAATAAATATTACAGACGAATTACACGCCGCCACTACCAAAGGTAAGATAGCCTCTGCAAAGGAAGTCTTCCTAACTGGCGACACAGAGAACTTACAACAGATTGGTGAGAAAACTCACCAATTAGAGGATTCTATCAAGAATATTGCTGCCACTGGTGGAGCATCAACCGCTGCTGCTGTTACTTTTGATAATGCAGCAAGTGGTATGACTGCTGTTAATGCACAAGCAGCTATTGAGGAGTTGAATACTAAGAATAAGGCGCAGGATACAGAGATTGCGAAGAAGGCAAATTCTGTGGATGTTAACTCTAAGATAAATGAAGAGTCCGCTCGTGTTGACGCTGAGATTGCAAAGAAGGTAGATAAGACTTCTATAGTACAGGAATTTGGTGAATCTGAAGACAAGGTTGTCTCACAATTTGCTCTTCCATTCCGTGAGATAGAATCTCCTGAATTTATTCATTGTATTGTTGATTCTGAAAACCATCTTCTGTTTGGCATTCAGCTTGATGGTTCTATTGAATGGGGAAAGGGTATTCCTACACCTATTAAAGACAAGATGCAGGAGATTATCAATCAATCTCAGCAGGACAAGACGGAACTTACAGAAATTGTTAATGCGACTAAGGAAGAGTTATCTGTAAGTATTGGTACTTTGCAAGAAAGTAAAGTAGACAAGGAAGAAGGTAAGTCTCTCATAGAAGATGATGTAAAGAAATGTTTCAAGGTAACTGAAAATGAAGAGTTTATCTATGTAATAGTTGATTCTGAGGATAAACTTCTATTTGGTATTTACAGAGATACTGGGAAACCTTATTATCCTTCCAATGAAACATATCATGTCGAACATAATGAGGAGTACTTTGCCGCTTGGCTTGATACAGATAATCATCTGTTACTTGGTATTAGAAGAGATGGACAAGTTATTGGTGATATTAATGCTGTTAATGCTTTGAAGCAAGTTGTGTCTGCTATACAGGAGAAGGTAGATACAATATATTCTAATACTAAAGAATTACTTGATGTATTCTCATTGAAGGAAAATCCTGAATATCTTTCAGTGGAGACTGATGCTGACGGTAAAATCATTGCTTCTACTAATGTTAATGGCAGTCACTATATCTATAATGCTAAGTCTGAAACTATTCCAGAAGAGTTTAATCATATTGAAGACCCAGAAGGAAGAATGGAGATTACTACAGATTCGGATGAAAGAGTAATGTCTTATCGTGATTCAAATGGCAAGAAGCATGAGCATGATATGGTTATTACTAATCTTGAAGTTTCTAATCTCAATCTTCAAGGCAATAGTGTTAATGATATTCAAGATGCCCTCAAAGCTAATGGTTTTGATGTAAAGACACCAATAGATTGGAGTGAGAGTAGCTTTATTCAAATTCCTGAGCCTCGTTTTGCTATTGCCAACATAACAAACATAGACTCCATGCCAACTACCAAGACTGATAACAAGAAGGCTTTCTTTGAGTTTTGGGATATGCAGGGCAACTATTTCAAAAAGCACGCTATTCTTAATGCTCAAGGACGTTCATCAATGCGTTGGGAGAAGAAGAACATATCACTTGATTTGTGTGATGATGAATGGATTGGTGATGAAACTCCTAAAGTGCGTTTTGGCAACTGGGTTCCACAGGATAGTTTTCATGTAAAGGCTTATTATACAGATGTAGTAAGAGGTCTTTGTCCTATATCATATAAACTATATGAAAGTATTGTACATACAAGAGGTGACAAATATGACCGTCCTTGGAAAAAAGCATTGATTGACTATTCTAAGATAGGAGCTACGTCAAAGAGTTTTGGCAATCCTTATGTTGGAAACTATGATTTGTTGACTGATACTGGAGCAAGATGTTTTCCAGATGGCTTCCCTATTGCTATATATCTAAATGGAAAGTTTTATGGTATCTTTTCACTCCAACTAAAGAAGCATCGTGACAATTATCATTTGAACAAAAGCACAGCAGAACATGTACATCTTGATGGTATTCTTAATGAAGTTACCATATTCAACGGTAAGGGCAATATAGACTGGTCACAGTTTGAAGTGCGTAATCCTAAAGGTTTGTATGCCATTGGTGGTAATAAATATGATGCTGATGTTAAGCAGGAGGAAATTGCAGGAGATACAGAAGTGAATGCTTGGATTAAGGCAGGTACATTACCAAATGGTAAGGCTATAGACAACAAGACAAAGAAAGCTCTGCAAATGACAGCAAAAGTAAAGAAGTATATTCTGGATTTTGCGGAAACTGTGCCTACCATAAAATCGGCTATGGCTACTTATGAAGCATCAAGTAAGTCAGAGGAAGACTTGAAAGCATTAAAGAGTGTTTATGAGAAATACTTTGATGTGCAGAATATGGAAGACTATATGATTATTGGTGACATATTAGGCAATGGTGATGGCTTTGCAGGCAACTGGCAATGGTTTACCTATGATGGAGTTAAATGGTGGGTAGGCTTATATGATTGCGATTTGGTGTTTGGTGGAAACTGGGAAGGCAAGTTAGTTTATATTCCAACTAATAAACATGTAGATGTTTCCACTAATAAGCCTAATGGTTATGTTGTGAAGTACTATTATGATGAAATGAAAGCCAGATATAAAGAATTGGCTGATAATAACATCATATCTGTCAACAACATAGTTTCCATGTTGAAAGATTGGTGTATGCGCATAGGAACATCTTTCTATAAAAAGGAATACGAAAAATGGAAGGATTCGCCTTGTCTGTCTGATAGTGTTATAAATGAGGAATACTGGAAACTGCTTTATGACAGTGATGGTAATCCTCAGACAGACACATCTGAGACATTTAATGCAACTAAAGCTTACAACATTGGCGACGTTGTTTCATTTGGTTTAAATCTTGAAATGGGCTTTTTTAAGTTCACTTGTATTAAGCCAACTGTAGCAAGCAGTGAAAACAAACCTCATGAAGTTAGCTTTTATTCTCCAGTTAAGGCATTTAAACATAGTGACAACATTTATCGAATTGAACGATGGATAGAAACTAAAATTCCTTATATGGATACATTGTATGAATATAATAGAATAAATAATTTTTAAATACATTTAATATGAATAAAACTTTAATTACAAAACTTAGTGGACGCGTAGCTAATACTGAGTTGTTGCGTTTGGGAGAAATTAGAATAACAATAGACAAAGAAATTTCTCCAAGTTCAAAATCTCGCTCTTTGGATATAACTGTTAACAAAGATACTGCTATAGAGATTGTTGGAGAAGGTTATTTTACCGATGAAAGTTTGTCTGCTAATAAAGGCAAAAGCATAGTTCTCTCACGGGGTAATAACACAGTATATGTCAGCAACGATAATGTAATATTAGCTGTCTTGAATAAATACAATATTACGAAATTGTATTTCGAGCATGTAGATAATATATCTATAAGCTCAGATGCAAAACATAAGCACTTTGACCTTAGCTCATTTAAATATTGCAATTTATTGACTGACCTTGTTTTGCCAAATACGTCAACTACTGGTGACCTCTCTGAAATAAGCAATCTGACAAATTTAACATACTTATATTTGTCTAACACCCTTATTAATGGAGACCTTTCATCATTGAAAAATATTTCGTCATTATCCAATATTACGATTGAATCCATAGCAATTACTGGAAACCTTTCATCATTGAGTGGTCTTACATCTCTTACAACAGTTAATCTTACCAGAACAGCAATTACTGGAAACCTTTCATCATTGAGTGGTCTTACATCATTAGACGGTCTCTTAGTGGAGCATACCCAAATCACTGGCAATTTGTCTTCATTAAGTGGATTGACGAAACTAACAAGGTTATACTTACGTGAAACAAAGACAAATGGAGATACAAGTGTTTTAAGATGTTACAATCTTAAAACTTTGAATGTGACTGATGCTACATTTAATGCTAATAGCATGAAAGCATTCAACAAATTGGTAAGTATAATTTTGTATAACTCATCAATAAGTGGAGATATTGCAACTCTTCCTGATACTTTGAATCTTCTGTTAGCAGCCTCTGCCTCCGTAAAGTCTTGTACATGGTCTTCACGTAAATCCTCGGCAAAGATTATATCAATGCCATATTATTTGATAACAGATAATATCGACAAGATGTTGCAAGATCAGGCACAGTGTCAGGCAGATGCTACATCTTCGTACAAAACTATTGTAGCAAAGGGTACTCGCACTTCTGCATCAGATGCAGCAATACAAACATTGCAGAGTAAGGGCTACACTGTGACAATACTTCCAACAGATTAATTAATAAATATAAAGGAAATAAAGTATGAATAAGTTGACAAAACGTTTTAAAGTAGTACACGAGGGCACAAAGATGGTGCTTCCTCTTACAGAACAAGGTGATAATGCTGAGGTGTTCCCAGCTGCTACTGCAACAGCAGTAGAGTTTGACACATACGATGAGGCTAAGGCTTATGTGGATGAATATGGCTTGGTTTATGAAGAGCCTGGTAACATGCAATAATGTATAAGCTTAATAATTAACAAAAAAAAGTGGCGAACCTTTTAAGCTCGCCACTTTTTCATATCATTCAATCTTATCCAAGTCAGCAACCGCCTCCTGCATTATCATCTCAATATTATGGTTAGCGAAGTCCACCTGCTTCTTATCATCGGCCCACTTCTTTCTCATAGTGTTCCAGTGTCTCATTCGCTTTTCCGCATTCTTGATGATATTCACCTTTCTTTGCTCAGGCGAACCTTCGAACTTCTCTAATGCAGCAGCATTTTCAATCCTCTTCATCGTCGGCACGTTCTTCGATTTCAGCTTGTCGTTATTGGCGATAGTCTGTTCCATTTCCTCCTTGTAGTTATACCATTTGGCTTTGGTTCTCGCCATGCTCGACTGTTCTCTTGGAGTATAGAAGAGTGAACGTAAGAATGGCACGTCGCCCACTTCTATCTCGTCAGCCTTGCCAGTCGTTGCCTTTGCACCCAAGCCTGCAGTACGCTGAACGAATGTGCCCATACCGCCACTCCACGAGCTATAGAAATGATTAAGCATCGACGGGTCTGTAATCCAGTCAAGAGCATCGTTACCCTTCATTTCCGGATTGCCAGGAGCTATATTGTTTGTCTTGGCGTTCACCCATTTGTTCAAGTCCACAAGTCTTGCCGGAACATTATTATAGGCGTTCTGCCATGCCGGGTTAAGCTCTGTCTTATCGCCCGTTCGTCTTATTGGCGCACCCTTCCAGTCGTTGTTAAGCCACCACTCAATGAACGGAACTATAGCAGTAGGAGCAAGACCTTCAATAGTCATACCAACTCCATTTTCCAAGCTCTTTTCATAATTCGGATTATTCAAGAAGTCCGTTACCGGGAATAGCTGCGACATACAGCCCACGGCATCCATCGCCATGTTTCTCTGACTCTTCACGTTCTTGGCAAACGTCTGTCCTGCCGCCAAGTCGCCAAGACTATAGAATGCTCTCAGCTCAATGGACAACGGCACAGTCACAAATTTGTTCTTGCCCACATATATACACAGATTGTTTCGTCTGATATAGTCAGGCAACTCGCCATACGGATCCTTCACGTTGCCTCTGTCCTTATCATCCTCATTCTGTATAATAGCATTGTTGACAGCAGCCATAATCAACGCTAAGGCAAACGGGGCAGAGGTCATAGCAACAGCGGTACCCACAGGCGCACGTTTAATATTCTTGAACAGCAGGTTCGTGCTCTGAATGCCAGCATTGAAGAACATCGAGTAGTTTCTTAGGTAGCCAGCCACAAAGCCGTATGTGTTTCGTCTTGTCTTCTGCCAACCGCTCATTTCTCCGTTCTTGAAGCTCTTTATTTCATCGCCCGAACCATGACGGTTGAAGTTTGTCGAAACCTCCTTTGCGTCATACGCGCTTCTTGCTGCCGAACGTCCCAAGTCTCTTGATGTGCAATATGTGGCGAAACGTGCCATGTTCTCAGCCACCTCATTCAAGCTCTCCACGTTCTTGCCTAAATTCTTAAGCACTTCCATAGCATTAACCATAACCTTCTTCGCGCCCTTTGCCGACTCCTTCTCAACGATACTCTTGTAGCTCTTCTCCATGTCGTGCATCGAGAACAACTGAACAAAACCTGTCTCGCCACCGTTCTCCATGAACTCCTTGAAGTATCGCTCCATCTTCGAGTTGCCAAGCGTGCCCTCTCTGTATCGGGCATACAGTCCGAAGCCTACACCATTCTTGAAGTCTTTCATCTTCATGCTCTTCAATCTTCCTGCGCCCTCATTGTAGAACACATTCAGCGGATTAAGCTCACCATAATAGCGTGCCCATTTCTTAGCATATCTTCCACCTTCCTTTGCCCTCACATGTGAAGATGCAAATTCCGCGTCTCTCACGATGTTTCTCATTACAAACTCAGGACTCCACGATGTTGAGGCCATAGCCATCCATCGTGTCACAGTCTGCAACCACTTTTGGCTTGCCTTGCCATTCTCCAGCATTCCATTCAAAGCCTGTGCCGCTCTCGGATTGCCAAGCACCACAAATCTGTGTGTTCTTCCTGCTATCTTCACGTCCACAAAGTGTTGGCTCTTGTCCTTCGCTCTTTGGAACTTGAAGCCGATGTCCGTGCTGTTGCTCAGACTCTTTGTCTCGCCCTTAGCTTGCTTGGCCCTCATGTCCGTTTCAAAGGCATCCACAATGCTCGCAACATCATCTGCGCTTGCTCCTTCGGGAATCTGCGGATAAGCCTCCTCCCAAATGTCGTTGCCGTTTCTGTCTGTGCCTATTTTTTCTACCCAAACCTTTGTCTCCTTCACAAGATTCTGCTCTCCGCTGTTTCTCACGAATCGCGCAAAGGCTTGCTTTATAGTGTTCTGACCTCCGTTTCTTATCGCACGGTTGCCCATCAAGCCAATCTGTGCCAATATCTCCACATTGCTCAGGCTCTTTCGTCCCTTGGCGTTCATCAGCGTCGTGCCGATATAGTTGCTTGGGTCGCCCATTTCTGTCACATATCCGTATACGTCCTCAGCGGTAGCCTCGTCAAACTTTCTCAAAGGCACATACCAGTCGAACATGCCCAATACTCCGTCATGTGTAATTTGACTTATCAGTCCACTCTCATAGTCCGAATTTACAGAATAATCAGTAGCTGCCTTCACCTTCTTCCAGAAGTCGGCAACTGAGCCTTTCTTCATGCTTTCCATGCTCGCCTCCTGGCTCATTACCTCGTCAATAGCTCCGGCATCATCATAAGCTGCTTTCTTGTCTGCAATACCCTGCAAGCCGTGCATACCCGAATAGTCATGCTCCTCAGCCTTGAAGTCCTTGTCCAAGTTCGTTACAATCCACTCGTCCATCTGACGGTAGTACTCCTTCAAGTCTATCTGTCCCGAGTCAAGCTTCTTTCTAAGGTCGTATTTTTCGCCCTTCCAAGCAGATTCCAAAGCATCAATACTATCTGATTCTTCACTTTTCCCTTTTCTCTTTTCACTCTTTATCCAGTCTCTCACGAACAGCACACGGTTTCTCTCCAATCCATGCTTTCTAATCATATACAGATTGAAGTTCCTTATTCTGTCCTCCACCTTCTTGCCGTCGAAGCTGTCCAACACGCTCGACATAGCCTTGCTAAGCGGGTCCATATAGCGTATTTCGAAGAGCTTGGATTTGTCGCTCATCTTGCCCTCCATGATATTCTGCATCAGATATGGATTCATCGAGCTTGCCACATCTTCAATCTTCCTGATAGACGGATCAATAGCCTCCATCAGTTTCTTCAACGAGAGCATATTGTCCATGAAAGCCTCCGTAGCCATATAGCTATGACGGTCAAGCGCATGATGGTATCTGTCCAAAGCGGTAGCAGCACTTGGAGCCGTGCGGTAGTGTATCTCTCCGTCTGTTGCCTCCAGCCATTCCTCGCGACTCATGTTCTCGAAGTCATGGCTCTTGCCGTCGTTGTCATACAACTCGCCGCCCTCAATCTTCGTGTACTCCGTCTTCTCATGCTCTATCTTCCACCTCACAGCCTCAGCTCTCATCTTCCACAGCGGACTGTCTCCATGCTTCTGCACGTTCTTCGCAAGCCACAGCATATACTTTACGTCCTTCACGTTAGGCGAAACTCTGTAGCCTATCTCATGCAGGGCATCTGTCACCTTATTCTTAATGTAGTTCCAGAAGCCAGGCTCACCCTTTCCGTCCTCTGCGCTCTTGGCGATAAACTCCTCAATAGCGTCATAGAATCCAAGGTGATTCATGTTCATCTTTTCCTTCACATAAGCTCTCAGCTCAGCATTGATAGGGTTGTCCAAGTCCATCCAAAGGTCTCTCATGTAGGAGTCAAACTTATCTCCGAGCAGTCCTCTCATGCCCTTGTGTCCTACAGTCTCGTGCCAAACGGTTTTCTCCGCGGTATACGTGTCATGGATGTTCGGCATATACAGATGCACCTCGCCCGTCTTCTCGTCATACCAGCCAGTCACCTGCTTGCCGTTCTCTATGTCCTTGCGCACCTTCGGGTTCTCAATTTCCTCAACCGAGTTCACCATCTTCACCTTGCCTCCAGTTCTCTTCGCAACCTTCTCCACGGTCTTGATGATACGCTCGCTCACGCCTCCCTTGGGTGTTGCAGTACTCATGGACCAATCGTTTCTTCTCACATCGTCCATTGCCATTTCATGCACATTTTCATTGAAGTCTCCAATAATATCCTCAATGGCCTTGTCCATCTTGCTCTTGTCCGAGTTTCCAAAGATGAGAGTTTTCATCGCATCCTTAAATCGCTGCCACAGATTTCTGCTGTCCGAATCGCCTTTCTTTCTGAATGCAGCCTTAATGGTTTCAAACATATCCAATGCTTTTCTTTGGACACTATTTCCCATTTGGGCCGCAAACTCATACTCGTTTTGCAATCCGTATGTATCTTCCTCAAATCGTTTTACATCATCCTTCACCTTATGGTAAATGTCGATGATAGTATTCACAGCATCTATCTGTTTCTGAGTAAGCACACCTTCTGCCTTTCCGCTATTCACAAGATGAATGGCTCCCATTGTTGCTTGATGCAACATTTCATGAAGGATTGTATTTGATATATCATCCTTATGTCGTGTGGCGGTTTTCGTAAGTCCGTCTACAAATAGAGCTATCTCCCTGTCTGTTGTTGCTACACCAGAAGAACCATTAGGACCTTCATCGCCAACGCCGAAGTCGATACCCAACTTCTTTACCACAGACACCGCTTGCTCGAAAAGCTGCTCTTTTTCTGCCTCTCTATTATTCCTTCTAAACGTTCTCTCAATATCTTCAAACGTAAGCGAAGTTCCGGGGCGCAATCCGTAAGTATCTTCGATAGCTCTTCGTCTAACGTCTCGATACTCAAGTTCTCGTCTTGCAGCGGCTTTGGCACATTCATACCGTATTCTTTCATTACTGAGATAATCTCCCGTATCGCCCGCTTCTCCGCTGCGTTCGAGGCGCCGTACATCAAGTTCTTTTCCATATAAATCATTTAATATTTCGTTTCTACTCATCTTGGAGAAATCTTCAAAGTTGTTAGCCACCTGTTCTTCAAACAGTTTGCGTTGACTTTCAGAAATCCTCTTTTCAATATCTCCAATCTCTTCATCAAACTTCTTCTCAATTCCCTCCGATGTCTTCTTGTCAACATCTTCCGGCACAACACGGCCGCTGCCAAGCTCTATGCGGTAATGCACCTTGCTTTCTTCCTTTACCTTTACGCCAAGCTCCGAAAGTCTGTCAAGTACATCCTTTAGCTTTCCAGTCTTTATCTGGGCAAACATCGTGTTTCCTCTTGTCTCAAAGTTACCGCCAACAACCATTTGCAGCAGCTCTTTATCAAGGAAATACTTGCCTCCCTTTTTGTTACTCTTTGGAACACGGATGTTATAGTTAGATTCCTCTCTTGTGTAAACTGAACTTTGCTCTATCTTCACGTCTCCGTCCGAAGACGTAATTTCTGTTATGCCACCCTTGTTAGATGGCAATTCAAATTTTTCAGCTACGCTATTAATAGGCTTCTCGTTGGCAAGACCATTCGGCTCAAACTTCTCAGGCATCAAAATGCCTGTCTTAACCTCGCCTGTGTCTGTTGTGTACTTCACCAACTGACCGCCCAAGCCTTGCTCTTTAGTGTCAATCAAAGCTTGCAGCAAGTTTCCCGTAATGATATATCCGTCCTTACGGCTCTCGTTGCTTGTCAGCTTGTCCCAGTTGGAGGCGTCCATACTCAGCACGCGCAGATGATTGTCACCCATCGCGGATGCCTGTCTTGTCAGTCTGTCAATGATACCTATAACATCTGCCTTGTCGCTTCCTAATCCTGCCTTTCCATTTATGGGGAATGTTATCTTTCTTCGTCCGTCCAAGGTGGCGAACGATATTGTTGAGGCGTTTGGCGAGAAGTTGTCGGTTATCTTTATGTCTATCAGTCTGCCATAGCTATTGCCGAATCCGCTCAGCTCAGCAGGATTATTCATGTCTGTTGGCAGCACAAATGCGTCTTCCGTGTTGAAGGTTTCAAGCGCACGCTCAAACACGCCATACTTCGATTTGAGGTTCTTCACCACTTCGTCAAGCTTTGTCCTCTCGTCGCTATAGATGCTTTCGTACTGATAGCCAGCCATCTTTTCAATCTGCTCGTCGCTCATGCCATTTTCTTTCTGAGCCTTCTTTGCGTCTTTGATATACTTCTCCTTTGCCTTTGTTGCAGCCTTCACGGCACGCTCCTCGTATTTCTGAGTAGCTTCGGCTATCTTCTTGTCAAAGTATTCTTTTGCAGCGGTTATCTTCTCCTTGCGGTATTCGTCCCACGACTTGCCGCCCGTAAGTCCGTCCTGAGCTTTCTTTACCTCCTCGGCTTTCATAGGCTTTTTCAGCACAGCCATGTTTACCTTCTCTACATAAGTATTGTCGGCAAAAGCATTGTCGCCGCCTGGCTCTGTACCTTCCTTCCAAACGCCCTTGTTTATGGTCTTTGCTTTCAGTGGCAACTCGGTTATTTCCAAGTCGTTTTCGCCCATTTCGTTCAGACGTTGTATCTCGGCTGCATAAAGGTCGCCTATCTCTTGCAACATCTTCTCTTGCTCTTTCACTTTCAGCAAAGCCATACGACCAAGCAATTTGCTTGCATCGCCTCCTGGTTCACTGCCCATGCCGTCCAAAGAAGAAACCAACCTTTGTGTGTCTACAGCAGAAATATCCTCTCCATATATCTTCTCCCATCCGAATGGGTCTGCCATACGTGCATACAAGTCAAGGTGCTCTGCCATGTATTCCTTCACTACCTTGTCGCCGTACTTGTTGGTAATGTCGGCTACTTCCATTTCGTTGAACTTGCTCTTCTGTGAAGAAGTGGTGTTTGCGTCCAATGATTTCAGCTTTGCCTTGAACATCATCAACAGTCGCTGCTCTGCCGGGATAAGCGACACAACGTATTCGTATGCGCCTCTTGCCACCTGTCCAGTTCTGTCTATACGTCCACGCATCTGCACCTCATCGTTCACGTCAAGCTGCTGCTGGGCAACAATCATTACTCGTTTTCTCTGGTCGGCATATTTGCTTGAAGCATGGAGTGATATACCAGTTGCCGCACTCTTGTTCAAGATTAGCGCGTCTATCTGTCCGTCGTTAAACTCTCTCGCAAGTTTCTTCTTGTCTGTGTCCGCACGCTTCACCTTTGTTACCGTGCCGTTCTCGTTATACGCAAACTCTGTCTGTCTGCCAGTCAACTCGCCTACCTTATATCCTGCCTTCGTCAATTCATTCTTGATAACGTCGATAGGCGAGAGTGATAGTCCGGTACTTGTCTTTCTTATCTTTTCTTCAAGAGCATGGTATGCTTCAACGGCATCTGCACCCAAGTCTTTCAGATTGATATATCCGCTTTCGCTTTCGTCTTTAGCGTTCTTGCTTGTAAAGCGAAGCGTACCTTCAAGTCCTTTTTTTAGCGATGTTCCCAAGTCGGGAGCGTCCATTTCTTCGCCAAGCGCAAGATTGCCTGTCTGAGACTCGTTGGTGTTGTTCAACGCTATCACAGGCTTCATGCCTTGCTTCAAGTATTCAACAGCTCTTTCTGCAGCCGACTTTGCCTTTAACGAAAGAAGCACTTGCTGTACGGTATTGAATGCCTTGCTTGCAAACGGTTGGTTCTTGATTCCTAAAGCTTCTGTTCCACGCTTTATGCCCATTGACGACTGTACCTTTGCAAGTTCTTCGTTACGTCTGTCTACGTATGAACTTACATAGGTTCTTTGGAAGTTGATAATGTCGTTAAACAGACCGATGATGCTGTCATACTGCTCTCGCTGTTCAGCAACAACTTCGGGGTCGTCAATGGCTTTCCAGTCAATAGTTACGCCTGTCATATCTCGCTCGCGACGAATCATCTGTCCGCATTGTGTCAACGCCTGACTCATGATTTCCTGCAAGGTGGCACCGCCACGCTTCACAGCATCTATCAAGTCTGATGCTTTCAGTCCTCCTTGGTTCATTGCCGTTCTTAGAGCATAGATAGGCATGTTGTCGGGACGCTTTGCGAAGGTTGCAGAGAAGAAGGTCACGTTCTTTGCCTTCTGAATGATGTGCTGGAAGTAGTTACCTTGACCGCTGTCACCTCCTGCTGTGTGGCTCTCGTCCAATATCAAGTAGCCGTTCTTCATGAGCTTTTCTATAGCGTCGCGTCTGGCTTGTCCGCTGATTGCTGCTGCACCAAACTTTTTGCCTTTGGCTAATTTCCTTTCCTTACGGTTGCCATTCTCGTCAAACTCATATACGCCGTTGCTTACTTGGCTGTATGTCGTCAGAACGTAATCATACTCCTTTGGTAGTTCTCCGTTCTTTTCGATATAGTCAAGCACGCGCTTCACTTCATTCTTTGAAGGTAAGGCAAATACTACGTTTCCGTCAGCGTCTGTAATGGCAGCTTCTTTTGCGCTTCCAAATACAAACGGTCTTAGTTCTTTGCTACCTATGTCTACCAAGTCACGATATACGTCACTCAGCAAACCTGCTGTCTTTGTGAAGTATACTGGCACTTGTCCTTGTTTCTTGGCGTATCTGATAAGCGAAGCTGCCTGTCTACCCTTGCCGATACCTGTCATATCACCGATGATAAAGGCATTGCCTTTCTTTGCCTGTTGCAAAGCGAGAGCTACTGAGTCTACTTGCTCTGCTGCAAGATGTGCGTATAGGTCTGCTTTGTCGTTATAGCCAAGTTCCTCAACCAAGAATTGGTCTGCATCACCCAGTTTTTCAAGGTTCTTATTAACTGCCTCTTGTTGGTCGGCTGGCATAACGGCTTTAAGAGTGAACGGGTTTTCACTTCTTGGTGCATAAGTCACCTTTTCGGCACTTAGTCCACGTACGGGTCTGTCCACCCGCTCCAGTTGTCCCCGTGGTCTCCCTCCGTTCCCGGCATCGGTAGTTTCATCAGCATTTGGCTGAGTGTTAGGTCGTCCATTTCCTCCTGGTTCATCTCCTCGCTGCTTGTTGGTTCCAGTGGTTGGTTCCTTGCTTGAAGTAGGCTCTGTCCCTGCTCCGTCTGCTCCAGTAGCTCCATCAGGAAGTCCTCCATTTTCTCCTGGCTTGGTTCCTCCTTCTGCCCCCAATACATTGTCGGAAACTGGTTCGGCAGTCTTGTCATGTACTCCTCCAGTACGAACTGAAGGCTTTTGTTCGCCTCCTCCGTTTCCTCCTGCTCGTACTCCCTCTTCATTAGTGTTAGCAACGCTCGGCTTATGAGGCTTTGCGTTAGCGTCTTCTCCTCCTTCTCCGACGGGAGAATCCATCCTTCCACTTCGTAGTATATCATCGTTTATTCTTTTATAAAGTTCGTCATAACTCTTCACGGCTTCCGCTCTTGCCTTGTCCTTAACTGGCGGATAGGCATTCTCGTCAAAGCGTCGTCCGTTAATCAATATAATGCGTGTAGGATAAGAAGTTCCCTGCTTTGCATACAGGCTTCCATCCACGTTTATCACGTCCTCCACATTATAGTGGCTGTAGAGATAACCAAGGAAAGCCTTATCCTTTGGATTCAGACTTCCGTTCTTGGCGTATTCCGTCTTGCCGCCGATGATGATGGCTGCACGACCGTTGTCTTTCATGCTCTCCAAGGCATTGATAGCCATCTGTCCCTCCAATGAAGAGATAGTATAACCGTCATAATCCCTTGGTGTGGCACTTCCAAATGGTGGGTTTGTCACAACCACGTCCACGTCCTTGTCCGCAAACGGCTGTGTTCCGTCTTGACTCGTTACGTTCTTGAAGCCTTGTCTCTGCAAGTTGGCAAGTCTCTGTGCGTCGATGTCGTTCACATGTACCGCATCTTTAGGCAAGCCTATTGTCAGCATTCCGTTTCCGGCGCTTGGCTCCAATGCGCTCTTCACTTCGATTCCTGCCTTCACATACATGTCTGCAAGGAATGCGTAAGGAGCAGGTGTGGAATACTGCTGCTTCATCACTCTCTCTGAGTCACGCTGATTAAGGCTCGGCTGATTCTCGTAGAGTTTCTTTATACGTTTGAACTTCTCGGTATTATTGGTTGACTCTGAAGAAGCGATACCTCTCGCTCTCTGTACGATGGCTGTCTCTGCAAGTTCCTGCAAGTCCGTGTCCTTCACGTCTTTCAGTCCGCATTTTTCTGCCATCTTTCTCAGCTCCACAATGCCGTTAAACTTATGACCGAAACCAAGCTGAATGTTAACTTTATCAACAAATCTTTTCTCGCGTAACTTTCTATCCTCTGCTTCCTTGGAGTCGCCCACAAGCTCCTCCTTGTGCTTGGGCGAACTCTTCTCGTAGTAGTCTGCCCATTCCTTCAAACTCATGCGCTGCTCACCGTCACGATAGCGAATGTTCATCATCTGCTCGTAGATGGCATCCACATCTTCCTTCTTGAACACCTGGGCTGCTGGAGCAAACTCCTTGCGCATTTCTTTCACCACGTCTTCAAGATTGTGCATACCTCTCTTTATTCTTAGGTAAGCGTTCTCTGCCATTGCGCTCACAAGCTTAGGCAACACTTCAAGCTGTCTTGCATTAAGTCCGATGAATGATGCCGACAAATCCTCTCTGCCTGCTTTCAGCAAGTCGTTCCAAAGGTCGTTAACCTTCTTGTTCGACGCTTCCACAGCTGCATCGTCTGCCTTTTGCTGTGGCTTATTCACTTCGCCCATAGCTTCTGCAGCAGCCTCTTTCTCTTTAGCAAACTTCTCGGCAGCATTCTTCATTCCCTCAATAGGGCTTGCTGAGGCTTCCACCTTAGGAGTTTCGGTAATTTCTGTTTTATTATCCGCTTGCTTAGTGGCGTTTTTCATCTTCGCATCCTTCACCTTTTCATAGATGCTCTCATAAACGGCACGATGCAAATCATCCGTCACCTCGCCATTCAGATAATCCACCGCCATATCCTTGGCAATGTCGTCCACATCGCTACTCCTAATCTCACCCTCAGTCAAAGGATGGTCTTTCTTGTAATTCTCTGCAGCCTTACCAATCGGATCAAACGCTTTCTCTTCTTTCTTAGGAAGGATTGAAAGCTGGTCCTCACCCGAATCCTTTGCCGATTCAAACTCCCTCTTCCATAACTTTTCAAGCGATTCAGCGTCTGTTACGCCCATTACATTTTGGTAATCCAAGAAAGAAAACTTGTAATGCAACTCCGCATTTTCAAGGTCCTTGCCCGTCTTACCTTCTTTCAAGGCTTTAAGATACTCCGCCTTGTTCTTCTCTAACGACTCTTTAGTCGTTCTTACAAGCGGGTCTTGATTAGCGTTTGTATGTGGTGTTCCGTCTACTTCTCGCTGTTCTTCTCCTGCTTGAATGTCTCTATCAGGGCTTCCTCCATTGTCATTTTCGGGTTTGCCTTCCTTATCTCCCTCCAATGCTCCACCGTTTTCTTCGGTAGATACATCATCGAGATTCTTCCGCTCGAGTGTCTTATCTCCACTCTTTGCAAGTCCTTCTTTTCTTCTTCTGTCATTTTCTCTTTCTTTTAATGATTTTTCTGCTATGTTTAATAGAGTGGGATTGTCTGTTATTTCAGACATTGCATCCTTTCCATGTTCTTGAGCATAGGTTACAAGGTGAGCCAAAGCTTCATCAGCAAGCATATAGAGTGCATCTACATCATTCATTTCCGAAGCACGTTCTGTATACTCCTTCATATTTGACAGAACTTCAACAACTCGTTCAAGCTCCTCCCGTGTAAGAGTATTCATGTCTGTTACTGAATACACAAGAGCCTCAACCATTGAAGGGTCTGCATCATTATCTGCATGAACCGATTCATGCTCGAATGTTTCGCGCAACTCTTTAGAGCCTCTACTGCCTTCAAGATATATATGAATCTTACCATCCTCGTAATATCCTGGATAATGAGCACCCTCTGGCATATTTTCGATAATGGTCTTATCATATTCTGTTTTCGCCGCATCCGCCAAGTCCTTCTTTGTTCTCAGCACAACTGGCTTGTCATATCCATTACTCTCGGCAAACTCATTCACATACTCTTCCATTTGGTCGAGTATACGTTCACGCTCCTCACCCTTGGCAGTCTTTAGCTGCTCAACAGCTCGGTCAAATCCGTCTGGGTCCATAGGCGAACCCGCGCCTGCACCAGTAGGCGTTACTCCTTCTCCGTTTCCTTCTGTCTGTTCATTTCCTCCTGACGTTTCTGGTTCACTTCCTTGAGTGCCGCCAACATCGCCATTTCCTTCATTTTCTGAACGTCTTGTTTCATAGTTCTTCCAGTTTCTAAGTTTTAAAAATTCGTTAATGAACTCCTCCTTTGTAGGTCGGTCGCCGAACACGTCCAACTGATTAGCGTCGGCATAATGTGCCGCATTGCGGTTGTATGCCATCATCAAATCGCGGAAGTCCTCAGCCTTGCCGTCAAGCGCAAGAGCTATAGCCTGTGATATTGGGTCGTATCTGTCTGCCGCATTCTCGCCAAACATGGCAGGAGTGCGCAAATAGGCATCAACGTCACCACCTTGCTGACGTGCTTCATACACCAACTGCACAGCCTTGTCTATCTCGCCTATAAGGGCATAGTCGCCAAGCTTCATGTTGTCAAGCACGGCACGTATGCCATTCAGAGCCTTCGACTTCAAACCTGCGTCTGCACCCATCATTCTGATAGTGTCCTCCGAGAACACGCTGCCCAACAGAAGGTTTCTCACAAAGTCCTTGCCCGAAGCCGAAAGCTTGTTCTCGCCCTCGCGCAATCCGGCTACCTCGTTCAAGCCAATAACGCCTTTATCAATTAAACGCTTTAGCAACGAGTTTATTGCAGTAGGATTGTTAAAGAATGCGTCAAGACTGCCACTTCCTTCTATCTCGGCTGCAATGGCACTAATCTCGTCGCCTCCAAGCTTCTTCGAGATGGCAACTGTCTGCTGAGTGTTGCCCTGCGTCTTCTTCTCGTTCTTGTTGAACTTGGCGAATGTTGCCGTGTCATAGGGTAGGGGTTCGTCGCTCACAAGCACAAGTCTTGGATGTTCCATTCCGCTCTGCTCTATCTGCTCTGCCGTGAAGCCGTAGTTTTCGGCATTCTCCTTCAACGCCTCGAGGTAAGCTCCGTCAGTTCCGTCCTTGGCTGCTTTCTGTCCTGCCATAGTTCTGCCGTTACCGTCAACCACGATACCGTCCTTTGTCACTACTGGCACTTGGTCTACCGCCTGTCCGTCGTAGTTCTTTGCTATCATGTCCGTCACTCTCTGAGCGTCCTTGTCGTTCTCATAGTCACGGTCGTTGATGGTGCGTCCTTCCTCGTTTACGGGGAAACCCTCGCTCTTCTTATATCCATCGTTGGCGTTATGCGAAGGAGTAAGGCTGTCAGCCTCCACCAGTTCATAGTGCCCCTTAATCTTGCTACCGTCTGGCAGAGTGCGTGTGCGCTTGTTGCCCACAATGCGTGTGCCGCTTTCAAACTTCTCTCTCGGCTTGCTGAGGCTCACGTCTCCCTCAGAAGGTTTTGTTTCTGCCTCCATCGTAGCCTTCACCTTCTTCTCCACCATCGCCTTCTTGATGTTGGTGTAAAGCTCAAGTTCCTTTTGGGCAGCTTCAATAGCAGCCTTCTTCTTAGCCTTAGCCTCCAGCACGTCCGCATCGTCAGCGGTCATGTCTATATCCATCTTCTCGGCTTTGCTCAAATCCTTCTTGGCTCGCTCAATCTTACCGTCTGCCACAGCCTCAGCATCCTCTCCGAATGTCTTTTCTATCCACTCGACTCCCTGCTCTGGAGTCATCATCGAGTAGTCAGCAGTCTCGCGACCCTTCGAATCCTTTGTCATGGGCACAGGTGAGCCATCGGCAAATGTAGGCACAGGCTTGTTTGCCTCGCCAGTCTGCACGGTAGTCTCTGCGTTGCCCTGCTCAGTTATCGGCTGTTCCGGCTTTCCACCTTCAGGTGCCACACCACCTGCCGCATTCTCCATCTGCTTTTGCTGCTCATTCTGAGCATACACCTCAGAGTTCTTAACCTCCAACAGTTCTTGGTATTCCTTTGCATACTCCTCGCTTGCCACAGTACGTTCCAGTTTCACGTCCTTAACGCTCACGAAGTCCATTTCTCCCTTCTCCGCATCAAGCACGCTAATCATGTCGCCAACGCTTTCTCTCGCTCTGCCATCATTATCAAAGGCAACATCGCCAGCTCCAACAATCAGCAGTCTGCCCTTGTTGTCCTTCACGAACAACATCTGACCGCCATCCTGCTTCTCGCCGTTCAGCTCGCCCTTGTAGCTCCATCGCTCCACATGCTCCTGCACGGTCTCAGCAATCTTCGGCATGGTGCCATTATACATGCCAGAAGCCTTAGCCTTGGCGTTGATGTAGTTGGCAAAAGGCGCAAGCGTAACTTCATTGCCATATCCGCTTTCCATCATTTTCAGATATATCTGAGGCTCCGACATTCCTGCATTCTTGTAAAGCTCATACCCCTGCTTGAGGTTATCATCACTTTTCATGGCTGCATTAAACGCCTTTTCTGCATTATTCATGTTGTTCAGCACCTCAGCCACAGCCTCGTTGTTAGGATTCTCCGTGCCAAGGTTATTCTCCTCAACCACGTCCTTGCCCTCTGTCTGCGACTGGTCGGGATGCAACGTTCCTTCCGGGAACTGCTCTCCCTCATAAGCCTTTCTCAGAGCCACACAAGCATTCTGCTCCTCCTCGCTGCGCTTCAACGGGTCTTTGTCCATAGCTGCCTTCAACTGTTCAGCAGTAAAGCCAAACGTCTCAGCTACTGTCTCCAATGTTTCTTGTGCCGCCTTCTCGTCCTTTATTTGAGCTGCACCATAGGCATTGCTCAAACGTTGGTTTTCTTTCTTCGCCCCAAGATTGTATTTGATTGAAACGTATTCGTCGGCTGTCTTATAGCGGTTCTTTGAGAGCAACTCTCCATAAAGGCTATATTCACCCACATACGCCCCTCTCTCGTCACGCTCTATCGCTATATGGTCCATCATCGGACGTGCCGAAGGGACCGTTCCCATAACTAAAGCAGAAAATTTGGCCTTTGTGTCCCAAGGTATTGTATTGTCAGCCATTATCTCGTCATAGGCAGTCTTCACAAACTCAGCGTCCGTTCCCTTATAAGATTCCTCGCCCTTTCCTCTGGCTGTTGTCTTCTTGGTTCTCAATGCCCAATCAACAAGATTTTCACTTCTTGTCAAAGGCACGTCATACTTATCATATCCGTAGATATATTCTTTTCTCCTTGGCGCATTCGCGCTCCCGAACAGCTGTTCTTTCTCCTCATTGGTGAAGGTATATCCACCAAGGGCAGCTCTCTGTCCGTCCGAGACAGTAAGATTATAAAGATTTCTCGCCACCATGCCAAGATAGCTTTCCTTCTTGCCGTCCTTCGCATAACGCTTAGGCAGTCTTGCGTGTGTCAGCTTCAAGGCTACAACATTAGCACAAGCCTCAAGGTTTCCCTCTACGCTCAGCCAGTCGGTATCATGACCCTCTATCATCTTGGCAACATTACCACCCATGTGCATACCAACGCCTTCCATCGCTATCTGGAACACCTTGGCAGGAATGCGCTTCAAACCACTCACATTATACAGACTTCCTCCAACAGCACCGCCAATGCCACCCATAGTGGCCCAGCTTGCGCCCTCAGAAACGCCGCCCATCGTCATGAGCTTAACGGTATTGCCAATAGAAGTATCATCACCAGTAGAATAGTTCTGCACAGCCGCATTCGTCGAACCGTAAAGCACACCAGTAACGCCTTGGCTCACCATTCCCGAACCTGCCATACGAGCAATACGTCCACCCAAAGAAGAATTTGCTACTCTCGCCATCTGTGCCACGCCATTGCCGAATACCTTTCCTGCAACAGCAGCACCTGCCTTTCCTGCAGCACCAAATACAGGAGCATCAGCAACAAAGCTCAATGTTCCGCGTGCCACTCTCGCACCCATACCCGGCTTAACATCAGGATTTTCCCCGTTGTCGGTCATTGCCATTCCTTGCTGAGCATACTGTCTCTGCTTCTTTGACATCATGCTCATTGACAAGATAGTGCCAATCATCGAGTCATTAACACCACGGATGATGTATTCTGCCGTACTCTTAGGCATATTACGGCTCAGCTCGCTCTTCTCAAACTCCTCGGCTATCTTTGCTTGCAAGCCAGGAGCGAATATCTTGTTTACATATTCCTCAGGGTCAACACCATAGGCAGCCGCCTTAACGCCAATATCCTCAAGCACTTTCGGGTCTGAGAGAATGTTTGCCATATCGCTCTCCGCTTTCTTGGAGAGATTCTTTATAAGCATATCGGGGTCAAGCGCATCGTTGTAAGCCTTGCCAGCTACCATAGAGGCGAATGGTGAAGCCTTGCTCAAGGCTGACTCAGCCTCCAGTCCTCTCTTGGCAGCAGCGTCAAACTCGTTGCGGATATTGTAGGAGATATAGTCTCCAAGATGCTCACCTGCAATCTCACGTCCGCTGTCCATCATCTGACGCTCCATCTGTCCCTGCGTGTTCACCACATACTGGTTCAGATTCTTGTTGCCAGTATCAACAACGGGTGTTCTGTTTTTCTTCTCTTCTTCACGTAATGGCTGCATGGTTCTACGTCCTGCCTGCTCCACATTCTGCCCCACGACATGCTGTCTCTCCCTTGTCTGCTTCACCATCTGTTTCACAGCACCCGGCTTTGCATAGCTCACTGGAGCCTGCAACCTCTGTGCCGCGTCGGCATTCTTCAATCCGCGCACAAGCTCGCTGTCATTCTGCATTGGAGCCACAGCACCACCATAGCCGCCCCATTTCTGTTGCGCCACCATTTCCTGAGCGCGTCCAAGTGCCGAGCCATTGGATTTTTCACTCTTCACTTTTCTCTTTTCTCTTACCACTGGCTTCTGCAACTTGCGCATAAACTCCTCATACGAGCCTCCCAAGTCAGCACCATTCTTTGTGAACAGGTCGTACACAGCCTTTCTGTTGGCATAATTGCTGTCACCAGTAAACTTCTTCTCGAATGTATTATAGTCCTGGGTATAGCCGTTGTCAGCCATAAGCTTGTACATCCTCTGCAACTTACTTCTATCTATTGCCATATATTTTTCAAATTAAAGTTTAAAACCCGACGCCCAACCGCCTTTCTTTGGCTTGGCGTTGTTCTTGCTCTTTGCAGGAGCAGCTGGAGCTTTGCCACCGCCAACGGTATTTGTAGGAGAATATCCGTAGTGGTCTATAAGCATCTTTCTGAATTTTCCTGCTCTTGTTCCCTTTGCGTTAGCTGCCCAACCTATCCAACCGTTAAGTATTGCGCCACGCTCTCGTTCATCAACAGCATTTGTGTATTTTTTTGCAGCTGCATCGGTAATAAATCCATTTTTAAACAAAAAGTCCAAAATCTGTCTCTTCTCAATGGTATTAAGGTCCTTTTTGCGGTTTAAGTGTCCGTATGGAGTAGAAAGGTTGGTTACAGAACCGAGACCCTTGCCGCTTCCTTTAGATCCGCCATTTGCCTTGGCTCTCGATAAAGCAAGTCTGCTTGCGCTAAGACCTTCCGAAGCTCTGTTGTGTCGCATAGTTTCCCCGAGTCTCTTTTCCGAAAGCTTAAGGTTGCCCTCCTGGATGCCAAGCATTCCCTTGCGGTATTCATTCATAGCCTTAGCACTTTCGTCCGCACGTCTGCCTGCATCCTTTTTCAGTTCAAGGTTCATCGCCTTGTAAGCCTTGTCCGTGTTGGCTGCATCCATCTTGAGCTGTAACTGTGCATCCTTATACGCACTCTCAGCCAAAGCCGCAGCCTTCGACCGTCTCTCAGCCTTGCGTTGCTGCATCTGCTGTTCATACACAGCCGCAGGACTGTTGAACTGCTGAGAAGGACCGCCCTTCATCGTATTGTAGATATTGCCCATGTGTCGGATAGCGTCCGCAAGAGTGGCAATGCGCATATTGTTCCTTGTCATGCGCTCGTCATACTCTTCGTCGGTTTCTCCCTCGCGTCTGCCCGGTCGCTTCTTGGCAAGACCGCCAAGCCATCCGAAGAAACCGCCATCCTTTTGAGTGTCGTCCTTCTGAAACACAGCAGTAACACCCTTATCACCACCAACAGCACCCAAATCAACACCACCCAAAGGCTTAGAGTTAAGAGCGTAAGCGGCTGGCATTCTTCCTTCCGTGTTTTTGGGATTTGACGTCTGCCACGATTGTTGAGCATTGCTGCCCTCATTCACTGGCTTACCGTAAGGTGTCCATTCTACATTTACAGGCATATTCTCAAACGTAGTAGGTCGTTTACCGCTAAACACATTAGCAGGTTGCTGAGGCTGCACCACCTGCCCAGGCTGCACTACATTCTGCTGCTGAGGAGCTTGCTGAACAACCTGCTGAGGCTGTCCAACATTCCCCTGCACAGGCACCTGCCCCGCAGCTTGTTGCACTAACGGAGCAGGTTCAGCCGGATTACTTGGATTTCTTCTTTGAACCATAAGCCGCAATATGTTTCTTTATAAAGTCACAAGCCCCGTCAATCTGCTTGATGAAAGCCTCAGCCTTCTCGGCGCGCTTGAACTGGAAAACAGCCTCCTGTCTCATGATAACCGCCTCGTCCTGCTTCTGCTTAAGGTCTTTCTCGCACGACTTCAGGCAAGCGGCAAGATTGTCACGCTCGGCACATACACCCTCGAAGTGAGCGTTCAAATTCTCCAGTTCGGACTTCAACGACTCAACCTCAGACGCAGGCTTGTTCTTCTTTGACTTCTCGCGCTTCTCGTCAGTAACAGGCTTGGTAATATCTTTTTTAACTTTATGCCAAAACGCCTCTTCATGGCTCTTTCGTGCACCTTTAGTCTCGACAATCTTAGCGTTGATGGCATCTTTAACGGCCTGCATAGCAGATGCTGCGGACTTATCACCATACCAATCATCATAAGTTCTAACACGAGCCCTCGGTTCCGAAGAAAGAATCCTTGGACCAAAAGTAAATATCTTTAGGTCCGAAATTGTCTCAGCGTTGATAACGTCGTCAATGGTCAATACTGGATTCTCTACAACCGCCTTAGCTCCTTTCTTTGCATCATTCGATGCCTTCTTTTCGAACGCCTCAGCAAGCTTCTTGCGCTCGTACTCTCGGTTTGCCACCTCGTCGTCCAAAGCTCCCTTGAACTCCTTTGCCGCCTTGACAAGCTCCTCAAAGCCATCCATATTGGCGTTGTTCTTCACCGTATTATTCACGTTCTTAACGTTCTTAACATTCTTTCTGTTCTTAAATTTCTTCATGTTGAGCAATAATTTTAATTTGAAATATATATGATTAAACACCAGTCACGTTCTTCAATCGCTTGTCGAATGCCGACTTCTCGTCAATCTCTGGGGCAAGCGAACCTTGAGCAGCTGCTTTAGCCTCAGCACTACCAACGTCCACATTCAACGGACCACTCTTAGGAACACCATCCAAACCAGGAGCTGCCGCAGCCATCGCATTACTCATACTCTGAGCCGCATTGCTCACATTCTGAGCCTGCTGATTGTAGATAGCCTCCCTCTGCTGAGAAAGATTGCTCTCGTTACGCATGTGCTGATCCGAAACACTCGCCTTACGAGCCGTGTCATTCGCCCCAATATTCGCCACAGTATTGCCCATAGCCCTATTGGCAGCCTCCTTTGCCATAGCCGTACTCGCAGCCGTACCGCCACCAACCGCAGCCGCACCATCAGCTTTGCGAATATAACTGTTCTGCACCTCCTGAGCCTTGCGCATCAAGTTCTGTCCTGCCTTAGTGTCCAAGTAGTCCGTGTTATACTCCTTGTCATACCAAGCCTTTTCTGCATTCATGCGGTATTGATTCTCACGCAAAGCCCTCTTTGCAGCCTTACGAGCCTTAAAACCGCCGAACAGCGAACTGCCAACACTCAAACCAAGGCTCGCAGCACTCAGCAACCCAATCATCGGATTCTTCGCGCCCGAAACCTCACTAACGCCTAACGGCAACCTAAACTTCTTTCCAATCTCAAACATATCTTGCAAGTTTTAATGTTCAACATCTACTAAAGTAGAAATTATCAAGTCCTATAACCATAACCGACCTCCTTTCACGGAGTACCTAAGGGGTAGGGGCAAGCAATACCTCCTTTTGTCGGGGTACCTTTTTGTGGGGAATATGACAATGACCTCCTTTCCCGGTAGTACCTTTTCCTGGCAGAGCAACATTTACACCTATGCTTTTATCTACTATAATTTGCATCCAGTACCTAAGGGGGGTGGGGGTTTGGGTTCGTCTGTGCCTGTCCCCTGCTGTCCCTGCCTCGTCTCCCACATCGTTCCTCGTCGCTCCTATCATCATCCACCTGCATCCTCATGGCAGCTCTCCACCTCGTCACATCCAATCATCCTCCACATTCCACCTGCCAACAGCCACGGAGTCACGTCCAATCACCAAAAAAGTATTACCCTTGTGCTACTTTCTTCCATGCCACACGCATAACCGATTGATTTTCAGTCTTATATCTCCTTGGGTTCGGACCCCACAAGGGTCACATGCCCATTTTGCTGTTCATTTGGTACGTTTTTCGAGTCGTGTGGTACAAAATCCTGCCCTTTGTGTACAAAATCCTGCCCTTTGTGTACAAAATCCTGCCCTTTGTGGTATAAAGTCTCCTCCCATGTGGTATAATCTCTGCCTTCATGCCATGTCCCGAACGAATCCCGAACCCATCCCGAAGGAAGGAGAAGCCATGAAAAGCCATGAAAACAAGCCAAAGAACGACTAAGAACGACTTAGAACGCCCAAAGATACACCTAAATCCAATAGATTTTGCCGTATTTCGTCCAAGGACGATATTTGCATTTTTCACGCCAATCCCTTTGTCGGGCGTTTTCTATCCAAAAACCGACTTTTTGAACAGTCCAAGCGGTCTAACCCCCGTAATTTTTGAGACAAAGGCAAATATTAAAGGAAAATATGAACAGTCAAGAACATAAAGATGTACGCATGAGAAAGACAATATTTGTACAAATATTTGCTCAAAAGAACAGAAGGGAACAAAAGGAAACTCGATAAATATCGTAAAAACGCCTAATCAAGCGGAAAAACACGCAAAATCAACCCCAAAAGACCAAAACAAGCCAATCGACTTGCACGAAAAAGGCTGCAAACGCACAAATCACGCTTACAGCCTAATCAAATTGGAGGATTCTCAGGTTATTCTACTCTCCTTGCTGTTGTCCAGCTAACGAGAGACTAATGAGGGTGTCTTCTCTCTATGGTGAGGGGTTGGGTATATTGGAGGAGAAGGAAAGAGGAACAAGGGGAAGATAAGGGGGCGTGCCGCCCCCAAGGGCTGACGCCCTTCCCCTCGCGTGGCGGCACATTTTTATTTATCAATATTTCTTTCAAGTTTATACACGTATTTCTGGAATGAAATATAACTGTCGTATTCTTTACCTAATGGTCCGATTATTTTTAAAAACCAAAAAACGGCAGTCAAAAATACAGCACAATACAGTATGGTACATATCAATGATATAAAATTGTTTTCATTTGTTAGCTTTCTTATGTATTTAGGAACAAATGTGAAGTAACACACTGTAAACGCAATAGTTAAAGCCACTATAACAATACACAACAAAGCACGTAAGGAGTAATGGAATGTGTATATCATTCCGTTGTCTTGCACGCTTTCACAAAAGATAAAGAACAGATACGCAAAGAACCCTATTGCGCATACGATACCTAATATTTTCCACTTCATTTTGATATACTTTTTATTTCTTCTACAATACTCTCGAACTCCTCTAATGTGTCGGCAGTATAGTGGATGCCTTTAAAGCGCACGAAGGCGGCAAACTCTGCGTCGGTCTCCTGAGGAGTGTTGACCTCTTCGGGTGAAGCAAATAGTTGCCATATAGGCACATCAAGAGCAATCGCAATCTTTTCGAGTGATGCAGTTGTTAGAGATTCTGCCTTTAGCATTTGTCCAACCGCTTGTTTACTGACACCCATTTTTTCACCTAATGACACGTTAGTAAAGCCTTTACTTGTCATTATTTCTTTTATTCTTGTGCTCATGTAAATTATCTACTTTATGTTAACTACTGCAAATATACTCATAACATTAAATAAGTAAAGAAGATTGTTTACTAAGAAACGTTAAAGGAAAGAATATTCTTTACTAAAAACTTGCTTTAGTAAAGTATTTGCTTTACCTTTGCAAGCGTAATCAAGAGATTACATCAATATTAATATTAACATTCTAAACTCATACGATTATGGAGATTTACAAAATTAAGAGAAACGGATGCGAGGTAAATGTAATATTTACAGGTAAGCAATACATCTTCCACAACTCATACTTCGGTATACTCGCTGTGGCAACAAGAAAAGGCTACGGGGATGAAGAAATGCGCACCTTTATTCTTGAGTACGGAAACGAAAACACGTTAGGAGGTTCATTTGGTGGTAGCTATTGCGAAACAATGGCAAAGCAGTTCATCAACAAGACAGAATCACAATACGTGAAGTGTAAAACTTATTACGAAGTTGTGAAAGTTGACGTGAACATAAAATATTATATAGATATATTGGCAAAGAAACGCTAATTGAAGATAAGGAGGGGCGTTGCCCCACCAAGGCTGACGCTCTAAAGCAGACAGTATGATAACATTAACCATTGCAGAACAGCTATTTCTAAGACAGATATTAGGCGAGTATATCGAGAGTAGGCAAAAGCAGTTGAAGCGAAAGAATCTTGCACCGATTACAAGTCAATTTGTCAATGAGGAGATAGAGAATGCAACGAAACTCAAACTTAAATTATTCGGAGAATGCAAGAGAAAGTAACAATCAACGGCACGTCCTATTGCGTAGGACTGAGTGATGTATATGGAGGAGTGATGTGGTTTTGCTGCAAATGCAGTCAGGACAAAAAGCCATCAACCATGCGGTTTTGGACAAAGAAAGAACTTGAGAGACATATACGCACAATACAAAACAGAATCATCAAGCGTGAAGTACTATCCATGTTGCGCAAGATACACGGCAGGGCAGTCTGTTACGCACGATGAAATCATCCGTTGGGGATAGAAACCATTTCGGAGCGACACCGACAACGGAACTAATAACAATAAAACATTACAATTATGAAGAAAGTAATCCCATGTCCTATTAATGAAAAGGACTTATGCAGCGACATGCTGTTTGAAGGACTGTTCGACAACGATGAATATTGTGAGAACAAGTTTGACACAGTCGTAGGCTTCATTAATGGAGGTGTAGCCAAGCTAATGTACAGCTTCAACAGCCATGTTGTTTTCCTTGAGATTCTTGACAAGGCTCTTGACAAGGAAATACTTAAGCAGGTAAGTCAATGGCTTAAGAGCGTTGAGGAATCAGTCAACGACAATGCCATTGACGGCAGCACAAGTCTTAAGACCGTTTGTCTCATGGTTAACAACACATGTACAATATCATTTCATTACGTCATTAACAACTAAAAAATATACAGCTATGGCAAAGTACGAAGTATTGATAATCGAGACCTTATGCAAAAGGGTTGAAGTTGAAGCAAATGACGAGCACGAAGCAAAGGCAACCGTGAATCACATGTACCGCACAGGAGACGTTATCCTAACGGCTGATGATTTCGACAGCTATAATTTGGAGTGCTTAGGAATGTGTAAGAATCAAAAATAGAAACATTATGACAGCACAGGAATATCTCGAAGCAAAGTTAGGGGAAATGGCAAGCCAAGACCCCAACTTCCGCGAGCGTTATGAGGACGAGCAAAAGTCTATGACTGATTGCATCCGCTACGTCACACAACAGGCACAAAAGCAAGCCGTCAACGGTTGTGCAGCAATATCGGATGATGATGTATTACAAATGGCAGTCCACTACTATCAGGAGAAGGACGTTAACCCCACAAAGGATTACACGCCAAGAACAGAGATAAAGACTTCAAAGACAGAGAAGCCAAAGCAGGAGGTGAAGCCTCAGCCAGTACTAATCCCCGAGCCTAAGGCGAATAAAAGGGCGAAGAAAAAGGCAAAGAAAGGCTCAGACAATTCACTACAACTTGATTTATTTGGAGGAATGTAATATGAAACCACGCACGACAGCAGAACGAGAAGTCGTAAGACTCTCACACAGAATGAGCGAGATAGGCAAGCGAGACACAGCTTGCCTAATCCGCAACACATACGGCAAACACGCATACGAGGACATGCACAACCGTTGTTATGCCGTCATTAATCAAGCGTACCACGGTTGGCAGGTACTCCGCTACTTCCGCATCAACCGCAAGCGCAACCGCAAGCGTGAGGTATCTTACGACACATGGGAAGTGTTCCAACTGTGGAACAAGGTAGGCGAGAAGCAAATACTAATGGCACGCCAAAGGGCGTTAAGTTGGTATATAGACGCATTCCTTTTGTCCTCACCATTGGAGATACGCAACAACCCCGAAATTACCTACACGTCCATGCACTTTACAGACGTAGATGTGGAGTATATACACGACAAGTCGATAATGGGCACCTACAAGTATTGCGACAGCTTGATAGACAAGAGCAACTGTAAAATGTGGTATCGCTTCCTTTCATCCGACAAGTTTGCCGAAACCATCCTCAAGCAACGCCCCGAGCTTGCACAATACATGATGTACAACCACCTTATTACGGACAAGGACTATATGCAAGCCGTGCGTATAATGCTCCGACACAATTATATCCCCACCGTTGAAGGACAGACAGCATACGCCACCTATTTCGACATGATTAAGAACATGAAGCGTATAGGCAGCGACCTCAGCAACCCACACTTTGTGTGTCCAGAAAATCTGCTTCACACTCACGACTGGGCTATGCAAGCAGCCACGGCACTTAGAGACAAGGAAGAGACAGCAGCCGACAGGGTTGCAGAGCTAAACCGCATCAAGCAGGATATTGCCTGTGACGAGGAATACGTCAAGGCTCACAGCTGTTTCTTCGGCATGAACATTAGCGACGACCTAATCTCATGCCATGTGCTACAGTCCGTGCAGGAGTTCTACGAGGAAGGCACAGCGATGCACCATTGTGTATACGCCAACAAGTATTACGAAAAGCAGAACTCGCTCATTCTCTCAGCACGTATCGACAACAAGCGTATTGAAACCGTTGAGGTAGACCTACAGCAGATGAAAGTCGTGCAATGCTATGGAGCTTGTGACAAATACACGCTCTACCACGACCGTATTGTTAATCTCGTTAACGGCAGCATGAATGTTATTAAACAGTATATGAACAATAATAAACAACAAGCAGTATGAAAAAGCAGAAATTCACATTCTCTTTCCCCATGTCGGGAGAGACAATTACAAAAGAGTTTAACCTACTCGCAGTTAAGGACGCGACCGTTAAGTATCTCCGCAAGCAGTCTGAAGTACGTGGAGATATTTGTCTTGTCTCTGATGAAAAAGGCGAGATAGTAGCAATGGCACACATCGACGACAACATGAAGGTGAAGTTCTTCACCGAAGATGATTCAGTTTCAGACATAAAAGCCATTGGGGATATTTCCCCCGAAATGAATTTGTCTGTTCGATAAATATTATTAACTTTGCATCAATTAAAACCTTTAGCCCTCGCTAACACGGTCAACGCAAAAATATGAGAAAGTCTATTGATACTTATGTTCAGTCAATCGCTCACGACGATAAGTTATACATTATTGAGAACGGCATGACCGTTGCGGAGTACATCATCAATAATGCAGAGAACGGAACAGGTTATTATGAGTTCTTCGATGATTCCGAACTTGAAAGTAATGAACCATCTGAAGAACAGATTGATGAATTGAAGGAATATCTGAATAACAATTACAGTTATATTCCCGAATAGTTAAGTAAATAAGTCAACATCTTTAGCAGCAAAATATGAATGGTAAAGAATGGTGTATATTCGCTGTAATAGTAGTATCAATACTAATTACTTGCGCATGAAATCAATCATAGTAATTTACGACGACCTATTCGAACTTGACCGCACAGAGATAGCCTATCAAGGCGAAACGCAGCTCAAGTCAATCGTCAAGTCGCTCATGGCAGACTATCCCGAGAGCGAGAAGGCAGAGGTCTACAACAAGATAACGCAGTCGCTTGTTTTTGCTTACAGGCGAGATAGCAAAGGCAACCTCCAGGAGATAGAGCGATATGTGCCAAAACGACCATCCGTAAAGCGCAAGGCAGCAGCTATGTCGCCCGACCCCAAATTTCCCAAGCGCATGACTTTTTGGATGAACGATGCAGTATACGAGCGTCTTGACAACGTGAGAGGACACAGAGCGTCATTCGTGCGCAAGGCAGTCGAGGAGAAGCTTGAGAGAGAAGGCGACCCACTGCCACACGACCTACACGCCAAGGCAGAAGGACACCCCGACCGCCGTTACCACCGGATGTTCAAGAATCTGCCACAAAGCTTGCGCACATACGACGCACACTCCACCTACCGCTCGCCACTCACCATTGTCAAGACTCCCGAAAATCTTTGGCGAGTGTCCTATGGAGAATACACTACCCAACAGGGCGCACCATCTACTGAGAATAAAGACCTGCTCTCGGCTCTTGAATGGCTCAACATGTGGATTAATAGATACGGCAACAAATGGATTGTCGGAAAAGTGATAGAGGATGAGGAGAAATAATCTCCCCATCCTTTTTTACTTTTTAATAGATATATATCAAGAAAACGTACATTTGTTTATAAAATCTTTGTAAACTCTTTCATTTTATCAGTATTTTTACTAATTTTACGTTTTTATAAAACAATAGGCTTATGAAAGAGTTATCTAAACAAACAACAGCAGGGGTGAGCATAATACTCAACCGTTCAATTTTCTTCTTCTACGAGAAGTCTCTAAGATACGTGCCTATCTTCCTCATGCTATGCCATATGTATGGAGTATACAGCTTTCATGACAATCCACGCGAGATACTTATCGACATACGCGAGAACGAGGAGTGCATCGCCTACATTTATTTTATGCTTTACGTTTTCCCCGTAGTCTTCATGCTCCCTGCAAGCCACTTCTTTCGACTGTGTTGGATATGGCGCATACCGTTCGTTTACTTCATTGGCACAAATGCCATACGGCTATTTTACGAATCATGGTTCATAACCAACGAAATGTACGATGCCGATTTTATTCTCATAATCATGACCTTGGCTCTGTATGTCTGTGCCTTCGTGCAGGTGATATGCCGCTGCTTCCGAAACAGAACGTCTAACACTAAAACCAAATAACTATGAATGTACGCAACTTACTTGCTGACGCTTTCGATAGCGCAGCTTCACGCATTCGCGACAATGCGTGCGGAATGACAGACGAGGAAATGGAGTCTGCTCTCCACAAAATGCTCTACCTCCTCGACTCCGACCACCATTTCAAGGAAGACAATGCACGTGCAGCCATCGCGCGAATGTATTACTTCGTTGACGACACGCACAAATGCTATGCTCCGTTCTTTGCATACGAGGAGATAAAGTCAGCTTACGACAAGATGAAGCCGACCCTGCCCGACGATTACAATTTTTGGGACTTTTGTGTAACCGTCAACCTCATGTACTCAAACCACATCGACACTCTCCGCTCATGGTTCCGCGACCGCAGCCGACTGCTACAGAAGTCTTGCGAACTCGCACGCAGCTTTCTCCTTGACGAGGATAGCGACCATCCAACAGACAAGATTTGGTGGTATGTGAACTCTTGATGATAAACGAAAAAGCGGATGGAGTAGGGGTTTTGCTTCCTTCTCCATCCGCTTTTTGTTATTCATCCTGCTTATTCAGCTTGTATAGCTTACATTTGTTGCGCAGCCATGATTCCAAGTGCCATGTCTCCTCCATGAGGCGTTTTCTGCTTTCGAAGCTCAATACATTTGGCTTTGCTGTGCTTACCTTATCGGTATATTTGTTGCGCACATAAATGTGAGGAAATACATTGTACACGTATTTGTCGGGCAATGGGATTATGCCGAACAGCTTTCTTCGCGAGTAATGGGATATATATCCCGCAAGAAAAACCTCCTTTACCTCCTCGCGGCAAATCTCTATTCCTTTTTCTGCTTTCAACATCATGTTGCTAACAGAAACCTCTGTTCTGTAGATAATTCTTATCTCCATAGTGTGTTTGTTTAATGCTACAACTTAATCCCACGGTGTTTTGATTCTGCGTCGCTTTATATATTTATCCGCCCACCACACAAACAAACGGGCAGCGATGTAGATAACTACAATAAAGAGAATCGGCATGAGCACTACCCACCACGACCAGTTAATCACTCCGCAGATTTTCAACACGATAAAGGCAAGCTGCAATGTTGCCATGAAAAAATCTAAAATGTTAATCTTCATATTATTTGTTTTTTAATGTTGTACGTTACTTCTTCTACACTTTTTAGCAGGCTTATTCTTTGCTTTGACTTCACCTAATATAGCGTCAATGGTCAACCACAAACCTTCCTCTATGCTCAATGGTTTCTTTTTGGGTATATTAATATAACCAAGCTCATTACTGCCACTATACCTATACCCCCAATAAAAGGAATACTCCACTTTTGTTAGTCTTATGCGCTTCCTGCTCTTGCGATAGGCTTCAGATAATACCTTCTTAAGCTTTTTCTTTGCAATACGTATTTTCATGCCGTCTCCATTTTATAATATTAAACATTGAGGAGCGGAAGTAAGTCCTATAAGGGACAAACTCCCTCTTCCTCCTTTCCTCTTCCATGAGTCTTTGGTAGAGCATGGTCAGCTCACGACTTGCTTCCCGGTCTAACAGATTGCCGTTATAGACTCTCCATCTTACTGGATATTGAAAAATCCGCCTTCCCATTACTGTCCCCTTCCTTACTGCTTTGCTTGGCGAACACTCGTTGTATAAATCGTTCCAATGCCATGTTTTTTCGTGCAACTTTTCTTTCCATTCGTTTTGTTTCAATAGCATCCAAAAGGGACTGTGTATACTTCGGCAAACGAAGAATAGCCTCATCAAGCCGCATGTCATAGCTTTTTAACCAGTATAAGACACGACGGTGTTTCACTTTTGTACCCTTTGAGGCATACATCCAACCTGCACGAAAGGTCCATCGTCTAATCCAATAAGGATAACGTTTGCGTCTTTTACCTCTACATTCCAGACTATAAAGCCCATAGAAGTCACTCGCTTTAATTATCTTCTTTGCTAATCTTGCTTTCATACGCTATTCTTTTTTGATGTTCAACTTCTCCTGCCATTCCTTATCGTGAATGGAACCTATTACTTCGAAGTCTTCCATAACCTATGCCAATATAACTTGTACTATGTTTCAAATCTCCTTCAATCTATTCTCCATTATCAAGACGTTTAGCCTTGAATTTGATTTTTCTTATTTTCATTGGCTTTTATCGTTAAGAAAATCCTCTATATCAATATAATCAATGCCAAAGTTCTCAGCACATTTCTTGTCTGAGTCAGAGAAGTCTCCAAGCTTCCCACTAGCATCGCCTATCATTATCATTGAACTTTTAGAATGTTCACCAAAATCTTTTTGAAGAATTTCTAGCATTCCTGTATTCGGTTTTCTGTACTTATCGCTCTTTTCTATAGAATAGCAGTACAACCCAGTTACGAAAACTTTTGCTTCAATACAAAGCTTTGGGATTCTACTTCCTAAATATGAGCCAACAAATTGAATAATACTTTCAAACTTTGCTTTAAAGTCTCTTTTTGAAATGAATTGTGGTATTCCTCCTTGATTAGTAACGATACCTATCCAAAACAAATTTGGTAATCTTTCTACTATCTTATCCAAAACTTCTTTTCGGATAATGAAATCAGTGCAATCTTCGGGAAACGTCTTCCCAGATGCCGTTTTAATCAAAGTACCATCCAAATCAATGAATAGTACTGTCTTATCAAATAATATGTTCATAACTACTTTACTTTAATATTATACGCTCCATCAATGACATCAACATCATAACAGTCTGGACAATAATGCTTGCCATTAATATCTTCCCAGTCTGAGTGGTCACCAATATCAATGTTTTTATTGCTGAACACTGAAGAACAGGTATCGGTACCACCAAACACTTCTCCACACCTGTCACAAACAATCTGATACATTGTAATTGGTCTATACATACACTATTCCTCCTTAAGTTCTACAGGTTCATCATGCCAAGATAATTCTCTTCCAATAAGCTTCTTTATGCTACCTTTTGGAAGGTTTAACATCTGTTTACAAATCCAAAAGTCAGCAATTCTCATAGGTTTTTCTGGTGAGATTTTTTCTCCACCTATTTTGTCACAGTATACAAATGCCATTATTATTCCTCCTTTAAACCGAAGAGAGTGCCGTCGGGAAATGTGTAGTAATTCATAAGTGTAAAAAAATTCCATCCCGTATTACCGTTGATAGACATTTTACCTGAATCGTCATAAACTTTCGTAATCATAACGTAAGCCCCATTTTCTTTGTCTTTTATCCATCCAAATGGTTGATGCCTCAACATCTCCTGCCAACACTCTTCTGTATTAGCGAATGGGCGATACTTTTGTACTGGCTTAATGCGGTACTCTTCTCCACTATCCCAATTCCATGAAGGATTTACTGCTACACACCAACGTCCCATACAATCCTTGAATTCTATCAGTTTGCCATCGACGAATGCTTGCATTATTTTGATGCGTTCTGCTGTCTCTTTTCTGTTCATTTTTCTTCCTCCAATTCTTTTACAATCATTTTAACTCGCTCATATACAGAGCCGTTCCAACCATCTTCTTGATAGTGATTATCATTGACATAATCGTCCACTCTGTTTATGAAGTCTTCCGAACTAACACCTTCTTCATAATCCTCTTGCTCTGAAAAGTCAGAAAGAAGACCAAAGCAATCCTTGTGCATTTTGAGTGTACATCTGTCCTTTTGTTGATACTGACGAATATATTGTTCACCTTTCTCTATAGGGCAACCGCACAAACAACAAGTGTGAGGCTTACGAGCTTTATGCTCGGTGTTAATGATGTCGTACATGTCTAATATTTTTTACCTCCATGATGATAAGACCGTGTCTCGTTGTATTTCAACTTAGCGTTTATATGCCAAACAAGGTCTATACCAAGACTATTTGCATAGTCTATACAAAGATACGCTATGTTGCATAATCTAATAATTGTGCTTCGATTCTGAAATTCCCTTACATCACAGTCCATTATAAGTTTCGTCAAGTCGTAGACATTTTCAGCTACTGTCTGTTCCTTCATTCTCTCTCTTGTAGCTGGGAACAAGCCTCTGTCTTCTTCCTCTATTGGTAGTTCTAACGATGCAAGACATGCCACAATACGTATCACAACATCTGCAAGTTCGTCTTCAACAGTATCTTTGACTGTTAGTTCAAACCAGTTTTTGAAAACCTTAGAATCGCTAATATAATTATGTGCTTCTGATAAAGTCATTGAGTACAATGAATCTGTACTATCCTTTATACAATCCATAATAATATTTCTCGACCATCTGTTTTTTCTGTCTGCTTCCAACATTTCCGACAGTTCACTTATTGTAAGGGCCATGAAACGTTTGTTATTTTTCATAACTCCCCATCCATTGCTTTTGTTTATTTCATTTGCTTTTTTACTGATTGCTTGTAATGTTTCTTTTTCCATTTTTTTGTTTATTTATCTCTCCCTGCTGTCACCAGGGAGAGGGTTAATCACTTGGTCATCATAATCTGTGGCACGTTTCCATAAACCGGAAGCTTTCCGTCCCACTTCTCAATCCACATCTTTTTGAGAATAGCGGGAGTAAGGCTTGCAGATTTCAGTTCGTTGGCTTCGCGCTCGGCACGCGCCTGTACAAGCATTTTCTCTGCCTCAGCCTTTTTTACGGCTACTTCGTTGAGTGCTCGCTGTGCTTCTTGGATAGCCTTATTCTTCTGATTGACAGCCTGCACGATAGAGTTGGGGTATTTGAGACCAGAGGTGAGCTGTTCAAGATGGAAGTGCTCGTTAGCGAGTGCTTCGCTCAGCTGTGCTTCTATTGCACGTTCGACTATATCGCGGTTGCTGACAATCTGGTCTGTGGTGTACTTGTTGAGCTGAATACGGAAGGCGTCCTTTACGTAGTTGAAGAGAGTGACGTTTACAATGTCGCTGAGTTCCTTGCGGTATTTCTTGAACACCTTCGGCGCATTGCCGTCAATCATCTTAAGAGAGACAGTCGGGTCAACTGTAAACTCTGAACCATCCTTAGCGTTGACGGTAAATGCAGGATAATCGATTGTCTGTACGAATGTCGGGTACTCATAGACCTCTTCCGTAAACGGGTTATACCATACACGACCTGTAACGAGACTCACATCATCCACGCCCTTGTCTGAGCCGTAAAGGTTGACAAGAATGCCTTCAGAGCCAGCGTCTACACGTTCGCTGCAAGAGGTTAAACACAATGCTGTTATAGGCAGCAAAAACATACACATTGATTTAAATTTACTCATTTCTTATTATTTTTTAAAAGTGAAAGCATTCGTTGCCAAGGACAAAAGCGTCCAAAATAAAAAGATTGCCACGCTTATCAGATTTGTTGTTGTATCAGCTTTACTTATGCCTCTCAGCGTAATACTGGCAACAATGAACGTTTCAACAACCCACGCCACAAAAGCGGCGACTTTCCATTTATCTGTTTTCATTTCTTTGTAGTGTTATTTACTCTGTTAGTTGCAAGTCGGACCTTCATCTTTTAAGTTATCAATTCTTCTAATTAAGATATTGAGGTACTTTTCCATAGCTTCAAGTTGCTCTGTCATTCTTACAAACTGAAAACTTCCAACTTTCATTTGTGCATCTTCTACAGACAAGAACTTACGTAACTTATCAACCTTTTCTGTCAGTTCATGTTGCTCTATAGATAGTCTATCCAAGAATGTTTCGGCTGGCTTGTAGGCTTCCTCAAACACACTCTTAGGAGACCAAGACCTATATCCATCCTTGTACTCTACCAAGTAGCCATCTTCCTCAACGGTTGCAGGCTTTATTTCTCTACCAAGCACTTTCTGTGCTTTTGTCATTGTCATAGGCATAGCCTTTACAATCTTAGTACCAATGTACTGTTTCATTTCTTTGTTCATAGTTGTATTTTTATTAATTATTTAATTTTACATTCTTTTCTTCCTTCTCAATAGACTCGATTTGTTCTTTCAGCACTTTCAAGTACTTGTCCATCACCATATCCATGCCGCTTAACGTTACAGTCTTCTGCGGACCGTACTCTTCAAGCAACTCTTGTGGAGTCTTACCTTTCAAGAGATTCTCGATAATCTCATACCGCTCACTTACTTCCTTGTATTCTACCTTTACGATGTCAAGGATAGAATCATAAGATTCATACATCTTTGCAATGTACTCGGGTGAGCGAGCAAGAAAAATGTCATTGTTTTTCTTGACAGCATAGAATTTAGGAAACAAAAATATGTAATCAGCGTCACTTTCTTCCTTAGGCATAAGTGCTCCACCTATAATAACTTTACACTCTTTGCCTATAAACGCTTCTATCTCTTCCTTATTCTCGCCTGTCCATTGAACAGCCTCAACGAAATCAGACTTTCTTTTATACTTTTTAATCATAGATGTATTTATTTTACTAATTCGAACTCATAGACGAAGACGTAAGGGTTGGATTTCCATGTACCTTTGCCTGATATGTGGTCTATCAACTTGGCATAAGCTTCACGTGGCGTTGTTGACAACTCAAACTTTAATGCTAATGCTGCGCCCTTGATGTTAGAGAATCCCCACATGTATTTATCCGCTTCTGGATATGTCTTTATGCCTTCAGCTATACAATCCTCGTCGCTGATTTCCTGCAAGCGTTCAACACGTATGTCAGTTATGCGGATGCGGTGGGGCATAAGGTCTGCCTTGACAAACATCTTGTTAGTCCAACCTTTGGAGTGCATTAATTTATTGATTTCTGCTTCGTTGTAGCCAGCTTCACTTACTGAGTCGCAGTATGCTTGTGCTACGGCAACTTCCTCGCCTACTTTGTAACGTGAAGACGACAATGCGTAATCAAGCATCTGCTGAAGTTCATATCCTTGAGCTTCGTAGAGAAGTCTACATGACGACCTTTTCCAAGCACTAATGTCATCCTTTGACCATCCTTCGAAGGTTTCCAATCTTTGAAAAAACATTGTAGGATTTAACACACGTCTTGTCTGCGTCTTACGACCTTCAAGTACGGCTTTGGTTAGGCCGTACTTGTTATTGAATAAGATTTTCTTCATCTTTTTTAAATCTTTAAGTTTGCGTCCTTGCCCAGTGCCCAAAGTATATGCTGTAGCTCGTGGACGTTATTTGCAACATTAAGTTTTACATAAAATCCATCAGTAGTGCGTTTTAAGAAAACTCTTATACCATTTTCATATCCAAACTCTACTGACAAATACATGTATTTACTAATCATCATAAAGTACCATCCTTCTGTTCTCTTCTTCCACCCGTTCTTTTCGAGGATTTCGGGGGTAAGGGGGATGGGGTCGATGTTGCGACACAATACTCCCCACGGCCATCTGTCGTTTGAAATGGGTTTAAGACCAATACTGCCTTCATTTTCTTTGTATAGGGGTGTGGAACGTACTTCTGATACTTTTCCTATAGTACCTTGTTCTAATGAGCAGTTCTCGTTAACGATTACAAGGTCGCCTATTCTTAGGTCTACCGCTTTAATCATTTGTCACCTCCTTTCGGCAACAGATCATCGACATAACACCACTTAATGATGTTGTTCTCCGCAACATTGTACTGCCATGAAGATGCAGCGTAGTGCATGACCACTTCATAGTTAATACAATCAAAAAAGTCTTTGTGTTGCACGATAATTTTCTTGTCGGTTTTTGGTTCTTCTTTGGCATCGTGCCACAGGGCTTTTTTGAACCATTCGACACCATCTTTAAACGATGCGCGACACGCCTCTGCCCTATCCAAGGTGCTACGGAACGGATTGTACTTGCCGTTGTAATGTCGTTCTATAAAGGTGATAAGCTTCGCTTTTAGAATTTCATTAGCTTTAGTGTACAACTTTACAGTACACACCTTTCTTTCTGCAAATCCAGACTTATTGCTATAAAAGATTGATGCGTTAAACTCAGTGTAATCGTCGTTTTTCCAACTATCAAAGATAGCGTAATCTGTGACATTGTTAGCTTCTTTGATATACACCACATCCCCTCGCTTGAAGAATTTGCTCCAATCTCGCATTTCACGGGATGGGAAAAGGAGGCATTCTGCATCGTAATAACCAGCATAATAATATCCTTCGCTTGTAAAGGAATAATAATCATATGTTCTGCCCTTACTGATTCTGACTTTTATAGGAATATTATTTTCACTAACTGAAAAAAGTTCAACATTTCCGAATAGCGGCGAATAAAGTTTCATCCCCATTGGGCAGTCTTTCAATATCTCCGCAATATTTATATCCTTATTATACATTGTCTTATCATTTTATTTAGTTATTACTATATCCAAATCTCACTCATTACCTCGTTCACAGCCTTCTTTACTTCATCCCTACAACACAGCAGGTTAGGATGCAGCTTTATCTTAGCCACGCCTTGCAGAGCAACTTTTGCTTCTTCATAGCTTAGCTTGTCGTAAGAGGTTTTCCTTCTCTTTTCCAGATATTCCTCGATTTCATCAACGCTCATGTCGTCGAGTATCTCTTCCCAATACTCACCAGCGTCAAATTCAAATTCCACTTCATGACTTATTGTTACCATAATATTCTCCTTTCATTTCTTCATTATTATTGTTATTTTCTTAGCGACTTCCCCCTAAACACGATTTTCTTCGTTATCGCCCTCAGTCTGTCCACGGTTCTGTCACCATATTTCTCCATCATTTTTTCCTGAGAGATATTGGTAGAGAATATCAGCAACTTGCCTTTCTTCTCCGCCTCGTCCACAATGTCGGGGAATCTAAGATTCCTGTTGCCATAGCTCACGTCCACCGATTCCTTGCCCACATCATCTATATATATAATGTGTTTCTTTACGATTTCGTCAAACTTGCTGTTCAAGTCTTTCGCGTCGTATAGAGTGATAATCTTGCGAGGAAAGTGATAGAAGTTGAACAGCACGGGCAGAATCTTCGCCCCTATCAGCGTCTTGCCACGTCCACACTCACCGCAAAGCCACAAGCCACGCCCCTTGTTGTCCGTCAGCCATTCCGCTACACCGTCATACTCAGGTTGCCACACGGCACTCTCGCCACAGTAATAGCGCAGACCGCTGACAAGCAGAGCCTTTGCATTCTCAATGTGTATGTCCACCTTTTTGGGAGTGCCAAAGAAGCCTGTGCCTTGCAGCGACTTCTCATATTCCTCCCACACGGTTTTTATGTCTTTTCCTACCATGTCTCTTCGTCTTTAAATCCATCCTCCTCCTGCTTGTACACCATGCCGATGTCCAACTGTTGTGGATGCCGTGATTGTTTACGTTCGTTCTCGTTCTTCTTCCAAGTAGCCAACCTTCGTGCTATCTCAAACGTCTTCTGCTTCTCCCAGTGCATCTTCGTGCCACCCTCGTTAACCTGTGCCCAGTAGTTGTAAAAGTCCCTAAGCATTTCCCTTGAGTAGCCCTTTTCAAGGAATGGAGTCAAAGCCTCCGCAAAAGCCTTCCTCCTTTCCGCTAAAGTCTTGCCCTTTCCCGGCTTGACAACCTTATATCCCAAGCTTGTCAAATAGGCAATACATTGCCTCGTCCTTTCGTCTTCTTCCATAATCTTATTTTTTTACAGTTTCTTTAGATTGTACCCAGTCACCGTATTAAACCACCGACCTTGCCACTCTCTCGCGTCAATGCTTATGTCGCATCCCACAGCGTCACCATTGCCCAGTGGTTTACAACGTCTACTTGCGCACCTCTAAATGTCACCACAATATTCTTCGGATATTGCAAACTCGTCACATAGCCTATCACTACGTCACGCTCTCTCCACTCTCTGCCCGACGACTGGCTTACACCATTCTTCTCAGGCAAAATCTCCATTATTGGACCTTCAATATGTATCATCTTAATTCCTAATTTATTAATTCCTCATCTCCAAAGGCGACAATTCAACATTCAACACTCCAAATTCAACATTCCCTACACCCATCCTGCTCCTCCGCTCTCCAGCTCTGCCTTTGCTAATCTCATTCCTCTCAGGTCGTCCTTGCTCGGTATCACCACTTCGCTCATCGACGCATAGTCCAGGAAATTTCTAATCACGCTCGACATTTCCGCTGTAGTCAGATAGCACAGAGGTTTCGGTTTCTTTCCCTCCTCTGTCAAGAATATATGTGGACACACATCTTGCTGTATCGTCCGCAACACGCTGTAGAATGTCTCACCCTGCTTGTATCCGTAGTAGCTGATGATGAAGTTCAGATAAGCCATCTGCTTGTCAGTAGCCACCTCTCTGTGCTTCACCACATCTATCGCATACCCACAGTCGCGAGCCTTGTCTATCTCTCTCATAGCAGCCATGTACTGCCTTGGGTCGTTCAGTCTCTCAAAAGTCGCCATACCCCCTTACCCCCTTTCAAATTATTTCATTCTTAATGCGTAAAAATGACGCCATCATAACTTATCCATTCTTCAAGCAACTTCCTCCAAAGTTCTCTTTTGACTTCGTTTAAGCATTTCTGCTTCCACTTTGTGTAGCGTCCTTTTACGATAAATTCGCTATAAGGGATTACCAACAATCCTCTTGTCGTATGTTGCACATGACGCTCAACGTACTTCGCTGCCTTCTTTATTTTCCTCGGTACTCTCATGATTCAAATCTTTTTTATAACGCTCCATTACTTCTTCAAAACTAAATTCCTCGCTCTGAAGCTGTCTGATAATACTTTGTAGCGTATCTACAACATTGACATATCTATTGCCAAGGCAGGCTTTATTTGAATCGTTCAATACTATACCTACAATTACTTTCAGTAACTCTACCGCATGTTTATTACTACAGCTCCGCACAAGCTTATTATATTCTTTTACGGATATTGTTACCATTGGTTCCATAATTCCTATTTTTAAAGTTCATCAAATTCTTTTTGCAAACGCTTCTCTGTCTCCAATAACAAATTATGGAGTTTATTTTTAAACTCCCTGTCGAGTTCTAAAAGTAATTCAATACTCTTTAATGCCAATTCTTTTGGTCCCCCATTAGCGCTTTTACAAGCATCTATACACCTACTCTTAGTGATAGCTTTTTGATATACTTCTTCTTTCATGTTATTTATTGTTTGATCCCTCACCACTGTCACTGGAGAGGGATAATCTCCAAGACAGACAAGCACAGCAAACTGGAGTTTTGTCAGGGCTTTCACCTGTAGTTTTATCGTCACTTGCGGACATTCCTTGCCTTGATGACTAATAAATCAAGACTTGAAACCTGTGCTGAATTGTCTATGCGGTAATTGAACTTTTACGGCTACAGCAAATGCCAACCAGTCTAAAACGGCTCAACATCGTACTGTGCTTGCTGTCAAGGAAAAATTAGTTGATTATTTCTTATCATTCTCAAGGTTTTCAATACGTAATTTGAGAACGTTCAAATAGTTTTTCATATACACGGCTTGCATTCCAAGCAATGCTGCCTGTTTTGAGCCAACCTTCTCAGCTACTTTATCAAAACCTATGTTGGTAAACGAGCATAACTTCTGATAACGTTCATTCAGCTCATTGTACTCAATACGTAAACGTTCAATGAAGGTTTCTGAAGGCTTGTAAGCCTTTTCAAATGGCTCGGCAGGAGACCATGACTGATAACCATCCTCATATTCAACAAAGTAGCCAGCCTTGTCTGTTTCACACTCAGAAGGTCTTACACCTTCCTTCAAGAGCTTGCGCTCGTAGGCTTCACCCATTGTCATAGGCGTTGCCTTAACTGTCTTAGTACCTGTGTACTGTTTCATTTTTCTATTCTTTATTGTTTTACATTAATGCAATTTTCAATCCCTTCTTCGCCACCCATGTCGGCACACCAGTCTGTCCCGCCACCGTCAGCTCAGCGTGTTTCTTGTCCAGATGTCTCTCGCTCGCATGAATCAGCGTTATAGTCTTCGCTGTCTTCCCTGCATCGCACATCTTCAAGTACTCCACACAATGCTTCAAACTCATGTGACTCAGCCTTACTCTGTCTGCCATCGACTGTATTGTCTTGCCAGTTCGCACGGATTCATCAAGCACCTCGTCCTGATAGTTAGCCTCAATGAGATAATGCGACACTCCCTTCACCACTTGGTGTAAGTTCCAACAGTCCGTAGCAAACATGAGCGTCCCCATTTCCGGATGATGCACAAGATAAGCGTAGCATTCCACGTCATGCTCAACTTTCAGAGGCGTTACTCTGAAATCGCCAACTTGGTATGTCTTGCCATGCTCCACCGCCGTAACACCAAACTTGTTGTTCTCTTTTACGGCAGAAGTGGAGTAGACTTCTATGCCTGCGCTTGTAAACTCGCGCACATACTTACAATGGTCTCCTTATCCGTGCTCGTGGCTTATCAACATACCACGAGCACGACTTCTTTTAAGGTTTCCAATCTCTTTGAACTCTCTCAGATGGCAACCAGCCTCAATAAGAAGTTGGTCGCCATTTTCCGCTTCGAGCAAATAGCCGTTGCCGCGACTGTTGCTGTTAATAACTGTTAATATCATGACTCAAATTTCCAAATAAAACCACCAGCTTGTTTTCTTACCCTGCCAGGCGCAAATTCTGTCTTGTTGCAAACCTGTAGGATATTTCGAACACAAACACCAGTTTTTCTAAAAGCTTCCTTTCCATTGTTATATTTTGCTATAAATTTTCCATCAAGAGTGAACTGGCAAACCTTTTTAGGTCTTACAAATTTATTGTAATGTCTCATACTTTCAATCATTTCAGGATGTTCGGCAAGATGTATCTTGTGATGTTCCGCTGTAGAAATCATTTGTAAATTACTCAATTTATTATTTTGCCTATCTCCGTCAATATGATGGATAACATAGCCATTAGGTATTTCACCATAAAAAGCCTCCCAAACAAGCCTATGTATTCGGCAAGTTTTATGACCACCAAGTCCGTCTTTTAGAATGAGAGTCAAATACCATCCTTTACTGTTCACGACTTTACATATATGTTCGTTTATCTTAAAAACTCGTCCATATCTACCAATCTTCCAATAAGAACGTTTTTTGACTCTTCCTAAATTACTAACTTGATAATCATCGAAGTCTTTTACAGGCCTCCACTCTTCTGTCATGACTCAAACGGATTTTTATTTTCGTCGTCCTCGCTTCCGTCAGGCACTTCATGTGCTGCCATTTTCTGAAGCTCACCCTCATTCAGTACCTCTCCCGTCTCTTCATCCACATGAATCACTTCCTTCACCTCCGCAAACTCCTCGTCACGTACCTGCTGAGTCGTTGCCGTAGCCTCATCGTCCGATATGGCTCCCATCATTTCTATTGACAGATAGCCATATTTTGAAAGCAGTCTTCTCAACACAGTCTTGATGCCCATGCTAAGGAAATCGCCTTCCCAACCTACTTTTCCCGTCGGTCCGTTCTGTGCCTGTCCGTTCGCAAGGTCGCAAAGATTGTCCACTGTAGGAATAGGGTCTTCCTTCGTTGCCTTGCGCTTGAACGATGGAGAATACTTTAACGCATACGCTGCCATTTCCGCAAGCGACATATATAAGGTCTTCGAGAATCCGTTTACTGTCTCGAAATGAGCGAAGAATCCTTCTATTCTGTCACTTGTCTTTTCTCCCGAGAGGTCAATACTTCCCGACAACTTGTCCTTTCCGCGAAGCTCACCCTCATATACCACATCGGCATTGATGTTGCGGTATTGTCCGGTGCGCATTGCCATCTGAATGTAGCCACGGTAGCCGATGGTTAGGGTTGGTGTTGGCACCGACTTGCGAGCCTCCTTGTCCCAATTATTGAAAACCATCAGATAAGCATACCCCAACTGCTTGTTGAGAGGCAACTTCAATGTTGCTGCTTTGATTGCCTCCTGCACTACTTTGTTCACGTCGCAACCCTGCAATTTCTTGTCATTGGTAAAGATTTCAACCAATGAAGTGGCAAATGTACCAGAGTTTGCTCCAAGCACGCTTTTCAGTTGGTTCTGTACATAGCTGCCGTTAACCTTATTGTTGAAGGTTACTATTGCTTGCTGTTGAGCTGTCATTTGTGGTTGCTTCGCCACCGCTGTCATTGTCTGTGTCATTTTGATATGTATTTTATCAGTTCTTCTTTTGTCTTAAACACATGTTCCTCCTTTACCGGGGCAAACACGCAAAATCTATATTGCACGTATGGTTTTGAGTTCCCGAGCACCTGCACGTCCACTCCAGTCACCTTGCAGCATTGCGCCCGATACCCGTCCAGGAACCAAACCATATCGCCTATATTATGCTTCGTCTTTATCGTCATGATGCTCGATGATAATGTTTTCGTCCTCCGTCACGGTCAACCTTATCTGCTGCCCACCAGCATAAAGCGGCTCAAGCACAGTCTCCGCATTGTCGATAACGCAAGGCACGTCAGCCTCATAGTATCTCTTAAGCGCGTCAATGATGTCGAGTCCTGCATTAATCTTTGCAGCCGAGTTCAAGTCAGAGTAGGGCACACCGTCCACCGAGCACTCACACCAAGGTTTTTCCGTTCCGTCAAGCTGACGCCGGAACATCGACCATTTCACCAACCCGAAGTGTTTGTTCACATTCTCCTCCAACACTTTGCAGGCCTTATGTTGATAGTCGTTGGCTGCTTTCAGCTTCTCGTCGTAATCGTCGAGCTGTTCCTGCAAAGCCTTGCGTCCCTTCTTTATGTCCTCAATCTGCTTCGCCACCTTGTCGTATTGTTCCTTCACGGCAAGCTGCTTCAGCAGGTTCTCCCTCTCTTTTGAGGCTTCAATCAGAATTTTCCGGAACTCTTCTATCATTGCAGCACCCTCCTCGTTCACAGCAGGAGCGTTCATTTCAGCCTCCAATGCCTTAATCTGCTCGCATACTTCGGCATACTCGGGCTTCTGTGCCAACAAATCCTCAACCGAAGTAAGCTTCTTTTCCGCATCTGCGTTATGCTTCTTCAGAGCCTCGCTTTTTTCATACAAATCATTCTTGACGTACTCCAACAGAGTTTTAACCTTAGCAAGTTCTTCTTTATGTTCCTCGATAAGTTCCTTGATTTGATTTTCTCTGTCCTTTATTCTGCCATACTCTTCTTTGAGCTTCTTGAAGTCAGCAGCTTTGGCGGCATTGAATCTTTCGAGCGACTCTTCTTTTATTTCCTCCACCTTGTCCATTGGCAAAGCCTGTCCGCAAGTTGGGCAATACGATAATTTGTCGTCCCATTCCCATGTTCTTGCCGATACAGCCTTCCATCTTGCTGAACCGTCCTTCTTCTGGGATTCCAAAGACTTCAAATCTTCCTCAAGTCGGATTAGGTCATCCATCAACGAAGTTCTCTTTGTTTCAAGTCTTCTCTCTTTTGATTTTGTATCGATGATTTCCACCTCCAACTTGCTTTCCGCATTTGTGTATTCTTTCAAAATCTCGGTTGACTGTTTGCGTACCCCATCACACATGTTTTTCAACCGCTTCTGCAGGAAGTTCATTTTGTGGCTAAGGGACTCATTCACCACACGCTTGCCACCGCCATTCTCTATGAGCGAAATCTTTTGGAGGTTGTCTTTGATGATGCCGTCCTTTTCTTCCATCTGCTTCTCAATCTCTTCCCAATTCTCCGCTTTCGGCAGCACCTTGTCGAGTTCACTAAGTCTCACGGGCACATCATCCAGTTTCTTCTGCACCTCCCTACGCATGTAGTAAAGGTGTTTCAATACCTTATCGAAGTCATTCTTCTCAAGCAGCTTCTTTATCGGGTCAAACCGCTTCTCACCGCCCATTATCTCCTCCACACTTGGCTCGCCAAACATTTCAATAAGCATCTTTCTCTGCTCGCTCCATTCCATCTGAACGAAAACGTTTGGTGAGGAACAAAGTCTGAACACCTTTTCCGGGCAAATCTCGCTTACCACTTTCTTAAAGTCGCCAGCTGTCTCCACATCGTCGTCCACCTTGTATGTATAGGTATTCGTCACGTTGCCATCCCTGCTTCTGCTCTCTTTGAGTATTCGGGTCAGCTTCACGCTTTTGACGCTTCCCTGTCCACCGTCTGGAGAAATTACCACGTTGTTTATGCTCAGCACAATCTCCACAGAATGCTCCACATCGGGAATCTCATTGCCGTTCTCGTCCTTGGTCTTCACACCAAATTTGGCGTCTCCTGCCTGGTTTGTGCCGAACAGCACCCAACAGATAGCGTCAGCAATCGTTGTCTTGCCCACACCGTTGCGTCCTTTCACCACGTTCACAAGGTCTCCAAACTCGTATTCAGCGTTCCTCACTCCCTTGAAGTTCCTCAAGCTCAGCGAGTTGATTTTTATGTATTCCATATTTTTATTGTTTTGAATCCTTCAAATAGATTGTCACTCCGTTCAGCGTCTTGAAGTAGTTAATCTCGCCATCTTCAAATAGCTTGTTCAGCAACTTCCTCAAGTCTTCCTGCACGGCATTTTTCAGTTTCACGAAGTCCACGCCCATCGGTCTCTTCGAATCGTCGGACATCAACTCTCGTATCTTTTCCAGTACATATTCCTTCTCCATTGTCATTTGGTTTAATAATAGTGGGAGTAAAGGGAATCGAACCCTTACATCGGTATCCTGTCTTACATCTGCACTACCCAAGCAGCAGCCACACTCCCGATTCCTGTAAAAAACTGCCTATGCTCACGCACCAGCAGGAAAAATTATGAGTATAACTGTAGCCGCTGCTACACATAATGTCTAATAATAGCTAAAAACTAATTATGACGTACGAAATTACTTTCATTCCCATTCGTGCCTCGCGACCCTTACACCTTGTCGCGCCACACATCGTAATTCTTCTCCTTTTTCAGTCGTTCCGTCTCCTTGCTGTAGTACTCAATGAGTTGCTCCAGCTCCCAGTTCGACCATTTCTTGCTCTGATTGTGCTTCACCCTCAGCAGTTCGTACCTCTGAGTGCCAAGCTTCTTCTCAAAGTATTTGCTCAGTTCCAACAGATGTGAGCTGTTCATGCGGTTGTCGTATGCACATTCCATCACCATGTTGTCCGGGTCATATCTCGTGTTCATGTGGGCGCGTCCCCACAAGTGGGAGCAGTCGCCCTTGGAGAAGGGGAGCATTCTTCCGCACGTCGGACATCTGAAATATCCGTTCTTGTCAACATCGCGAAGCCTTATATACAGGCTCATTACTCTGTCGAGCTTGTCCTTCAGCGACTTTGTGCTTCTCCATTTCCCCGTCCTTGCGGGCTTGCCCCAAGTCTCTTTCTTGTCTTGTTTCTTCTTCCAAAACATATCCTTAGTATATTTCCTCCTTCCGACCCATGTCAGCGGAGCGTTGTTTAATCTTTAAGTTAAGACAGTGTATCCGTCTCATGCGCCACTCAAACAGTCTCAGCGAACACTCCCCGTCACTCATGAGCAGCCCGTACATTTCGTCAACCCTATCTTGATAGGTCTGTGTCGTGAAAAGTTGCAGCATAGCGTTGATTTTTAAGTTTTCTGTATAAAAGCTACCTATGCTCACGCACCAGCAGCGTAACCTTATGGTTAATGCGGACGCTTCCGCATTATACAAATTGCTTTAATATCTGATAGTCAGCTTTCTTTATTCTTCTTCGAATATCGGTAATCTGACCTTCTTCCCCCCTAAAGAGTCCAAGGCCATTTTTCGAATGTTCTGTGCTACACTCGACTGTGAACGGTAGGCGAGCGCATTGTATACGGCTGTTCTTTTGTAGCCGAAACGTGCCATCAGTACAGAAATTTGTTCCTTTGGCACAATTATTTTCGTTTTATTTACTAACTTTGCCAT